GGGTAGCCTAGCAACCCTAAGCTTTCTCGATGTGACCTGCTGCACGTAGCGCCATGATAGTTCTCATACGCATAATCTGTTCAGACTCTGTGTACTCCACCGCCACGTCGTTGTCTAGGCACATCTTCATAAGCTGTTCCATACTGTAGTCTGCGTACTTAGCTTTTTTCTTAGCAGAAGGCTCTTTTGGGAAGTGTGCGTACAGGATAGCCATACACATTCTCATACGGTTGATAGCCTCAGAATCCTCACAAGGTTTGAACTCTAGACCTTCTAGGGCAATCCACTCCCCTAGGACAACATCATCAAGTTGTTTGTAGAACTTTTGTAGGTCTTTTTTCTCTGTGAAGTGCCCTACCTCTGGAAAACCGTTTTCCTCTACGTGTTTCACTGCGTCTACCTTTTTCGCTTTAGCCATAATCAATCAATCTCCTTTTCGCTCTTGAGTTTTTTGTGTAGGTCGTGGGTACCGTCCGTGTGTTGCTCTGGTGTGGTGCCCTCTTCCTCTTAAAAAGATTTTACCACGGAACGGGTGGAAAGTCAAGGACGTTTCCCTACTTAGAGTGGGGGTATATCCCTAGCCCTAGGCGTTTCTATGGGGTCTAGGTAGAAACTTGCTTCATATAAAGAAGAGCGAGGTATCGCTTCACCACCAGTTCCCCCACCACAACCCTTATCTTTAATATAAATATAATATAATGTTCTAATATTCTCTTTTTTCTATATAATTTCCTTTTAGTATACTAATAATACTATATATGCATATTACACACTTAATATATACACAAAACACAATATACTAAAACACATACTCTTAATAAGCGAATAATACGATATATACGGGCTATAACACTAAATCACAATAACACGATATCACGATATCACGATATCCTTGGGGCAGGACATTACTTGCAATATACGAATAATACGATATACACGGACTGTAGACATCGAGCATTTGCGTGGCGCAGGACAGGGCTTAGGGCGTACCTGATACAGCAGAGGCAGCGCTATAGTGCCTAAGCGTTCCAGCAGTCCGTGGGGCAGCACTAGGACGCTAGGCGTCCCCAGAATCCTTGGGGCAGTCTTAGATAGTAATCGACGTTCGTTATCACTTACTCTCTTCACCACCAATTACCCCACCACCAACCTTTCGTACTAAATAGATATTATAAACTCTACTCTCTTATAACTTTCATCTGTTAACTATGTTCATCTTCCTTCCTCTTTTCTTTTTGTGCCTTCAACTCCTACAACTATCAACTGTACACATTTTGTTACTGTATGTTTTCTCTCTTCTTCGTCTATGGTCTCGTTCTGACTGTACGTGGTATATGCCTCCGCATTTAAATTTTTTATTAAAGCTTAAAGATATAAATACTTAAAAGAGTCTTTTAATATACTCTTTTTTAAATTAAAAAATAAATACTTAAAAGCTTTAAATTACGTACGAAGTACGTAACTAAAAAGCGATAGCGACCATAGGAACGTCCCACCTGCAAGGAGTAGATTATAGGATGGTGGGTCATCCTCTACCAGTTTCGTAGGAAGGAGAAGATTTGGGACTTGTTCCCTTCTTTTAGTGCAAAGGGAGGTTGTGAGCATGGGAGTGTTCAGTAACGAATTAATACAGAAATTGAGAAACAAATACTTAGAAATCTGTAGCCATAAGGAGTTGTTGAAAGATATAAGTGGTGTATCAGAATTCAAAGAGTCAGAGCAAGCTATTAAATGGGAGCTAACTAAAGCCAAGGAAGATATGGGTACCTTGATGGATAAAGCTCTTAAGACTATGAAGTTAGCCAGTAACGTAGAGAGATTGTGGGATGACTGGTATGTAGTACGTCATGTTAGACCAGGTGGTGAAACTGCTTTAGAGCTAAAGTGCCTAATACCTGGAGAAACTCCAAAGCTTCGTAGGGATGGTAGGAATGATAGAGAGTTAAGTAGAGCTGACTTAGACTTCTTCCTTCCAGCAATGGAGAATACCTTCAGTAAGCATTTATGGCAAGATGAGGTAAAGCTAGAGGTTGCTAAGTTGTACCCAATCTATGCCATAGAGAAGCCTAAGGTTGAAGTAGCTGACCAAGTGGTGATTAAACCCTTACCTAAAATAACAGTAGCTGAGGTCAATGGAGAATCCCAGATAGTAGTAGAGCCTAAGCCAGATAACAGTGTAACAGTACATGCTGGTGGTAGGTTTGTTCAACGTAAGTTGATGCTACATGTTAGCTCTTTAGATAAGGCTCAGAAGCATTTCCTACACAATGTAACAGAAATCAAGCCTAAGATTCTAGAAGCATTCCATGCTCCTACTACAGAGTTATTGTTTGAAGATGAAGAAGGTATAGCGTACTACTTTGATGCTGATAACTTTGTATACCTTTGGGGTAAAGGCGATGGTAGAATCATTACCTTCTATGAAGAGGACTTTGGCTTTGCCAAGCATATCAACCGTAGCATTGTAATGCAACAGGTAGAAGAGTTGAAGAATGCTTATGAGTACTACTGTCAGCTTCAGGTAGAGAACGCTAATGAGCATGAGAATGCTAAATCATCCCTAGACTTGATAGCTGATGAGGAAGCGTTGCTACTAGCTAAGCTAGAAGCTCTTAGAGCACATAAGACAGAGATTACTGCATCTCTTGACCTATCAGACAAGACTCTTGCTAGTCATAAGAAGGAATATGAAGCTGAACGTAATAAGCTATTCCGTAAATCCAAAACGAACTAGGAGGAGATAGGATGTATACATTAGAGAACTGTAAGGATTGTAGACATGAGAAGGTTTGTAAGTACATTGATGTATTCAAGAACATGAAGGACAACGGTGTACCAGTAGACTATGAAGACCCAAGCTTGTGTACTGCATTTGAACCTGATGTAGGTGATGCTGGGGTAGATGAACTCATTAAGACTATGCTCAAGACTAGCCCTAACGTACAGTTCATGTCTATGGATCAGTTTACTAAGGAAGCTAACGACAAGATGATTCGTAGACATGTAAGTAATAAAGACCCAGATGAGGCTATACAACAAATGAATGAGTATATCTTGAAGGGTATACGTGACTATCAAGTACAGGAAAAGATAGACCCTGATATGATTAAGTTCAACCCAGAGACCCTAGAGATGGTGGGACTCGAACTATCAGGTATCTATTCTGTACCAGGCTTTGGTGACCTTGATGTGGAGTATGATGATGACATGGAGCTAGGCATGTTCTGGTTGGGTCATACCGATGAGTCCCATGAGGACGATAACGATGAAGAGTTCTAATAGAATAGCTGGTATAACAGGCGTGTATCATTGATACACGTCTTTTTTGTATTTTTTCAAAGAAAGGAGGGATACCATGAAACGTCCAACACTGGTATCAAGCTTATCTGCTTCATTCCGAAAAGCTACCCTACCTGAGAATGCGGAGGAAGCTAAGTTAGAGCATAGGGCAACGGTCAGAAACCTGATTGATACCTATTTTGAAGACTTAGCCCAAAACAAGGTAGAGGGCATTAGGAATGCTAAGGAGCTTGCTGAGATTATTAAGCTAGACTTACTTCTTATGGGTGATGTGACTGAGCGTACTGAACAGCTTAGTGAACTGGATGAAGTGAAAATCAATAAGGTTGCTGAACTTATTGATATGGATGACCCTCATATTAGTGACTTACTTGCTAATATGATGAAGGAGCTTAACAAGGCTAATGACGATGCTGATATGTCAGTAGCTAAAAAGGGGGTGTAGACCCCCTTTATCTATTAAGGAGGGAGAAAGATGCAAATATCCAAAGCACAACTGCAAGAGATGCTAATAAACAAGACACCATCTCTCTATGCATTGAGACATAGATTCATCAAGGGAAACCCCCTTACATTCCATAGTACGAAGAATGCAATCAAACATAGACCTTGGCAAATAGACATCCTCAATGACCAGCACCCTGATAAGGTAGTACGTAAGTCACGTCAGTTAGGTCTGTCAGAGATGGCTATCACAGAGTTCACATGGTTCTTGGATACTCATCCAAATACTAAGGCTATGTACACGTTCCCACGTAAAGAGCAAATGGAGGATTTTAGTAACACTCGTATAACTCCTATCTTCACTGAATCAGACTACCTGAACAGTCGTCTTGACCCTAAGATGAACAACGTTCGTCTTAAAAAGCTTACTAACCAGAGTGTATTGTTCCTACGTTCAGCGTGGGGTAGTGCACTGGGTGAGGGTACCGATATTGATATGCTAGGACTGGATGAGTATGACCGTATGAAAGATGGAGTAGAGCTAGCCTTCCGTGAGTCTATGAAGTCCTCTGCGTATGGTTTAATGAGACGTTGGAGTACTCCTACTATACCTGGTCGTGGTGTGGATTTACTATTCCAGAAGAGTGACCAACGCTTCTACCACCACAAGTGTGAGAAGTGTGGGCATTGGCAATTCCTTACAGTTGAGGATAATATCCTACAGGTTAAGGATGATGGGGTTGACATAGTAAGGGAACAGATAAAGGATGGAACATTTATATTCATTTGTAGTGGCTGTAAGCAACCTCTTAATCGTTGGCATCAAGGTGAGTATGTAGCAAAGCACCCAGATGTGCATGAGATACGTGGCTACCACATCAGTCAGTTAGATGCTGTATGGATTAATGCTGATGAGATTATGCGTAACCAATTCCAATATAAGATTAAGCAATTGTTCTATAACTACGTTATTGGTATACCTTATGCGTCTGAAGGCTTGCTTATCACTGACCAAGACATACTTGCGTGTAAGAAGTATGAAGAGCCAATAGGTTACAGGGATTATTCAAAGTATCAGAAGATTGTAGCTGGAGTGGACTGGGGTTACTTCAACTGGATGGTAGTGTTGGGTCTTACTCATGACAACCGTGTAGACCTATTAGACCTGCATTGGGTGGCTGATAACCCTAACAAACCTCTAGAGAGCGTTAACATCTTCACAGCCCTATTGAAGCCATTTGACCCTGACGTTATTGTTGCCGATAATGGTTTTGGAGCTGACCGTAATAGTTACTTAATGCAACAGTTCCCTGGTAGAGTGTATGCATGTGACTGGGATACACCAAGGAACTCAATACCTCTCGTGGATGCATGGAATGACAAAGGTAGACGTGTAAGGGTTGATAAGACTACTAAGATGAAGCGTACTCTGTACAACCTGAAAGCAAGAGCAATAGGGATGTTTGGTCAGTGTGAGAAGCTGGATATGTTAACCAAGCATTTAAAGAACGTGAGAACCATCATGGAAGAGGAAGATGGTGAAGTGTATGAAAGGGTAACACGTGTAGGGGATGACCACTTAGCCTGTTCATTAACATATGCGTATATAGCCCTTGACAGAATACTTGCTCTACATGAGCCTAACACTAACCTTGACTTTGACTTCATGCCAACAGGACAAGGAACACATGGATATGATAGGATGTGATGATATGGAACTGTATATAAACATAAGCAAAGGGATGCACACACTCAACACTGGTAAGCTGACACGTAAGCGTGTAATGGTTAAAGGGAAGAATGGTAGAACGTTCTATCGTATGCAATGGGTGAATCCATGGGATGCCAGTACCGGTCATGGTGTGAGGGCAATACACAATGGTAAACAGTTAGATGAGGCAATACGACATGGTATTACCAGACAGCCTAACCTACAGCAACACCTATCTCATCAAGGGATACACTCAACACTAGACTTGAAGGATAAGCTACACTTTGACCATCCTCTGTTCTTACCTGAGACAGAGGAGTCATCACAAGGGGCAATGTTCTTAGCCAACCATATACAGCATGGTAGTCAGAAGTACCTTGGTATGTTTGATAACGACATCTACCAACACTCCAGAGAGATGAGCAAGATAGATGACATAACAGGTATGGAAGAGGCTGAACGCATGAGTTCACTAGGGGCTAAGCTACCTAGCTCTTTCCTTGAGACCTTAGATGAAGGCTCAACAGTGGATATAGGCTGGTCTGTATCTAAGATGAATGGTGCTGATATGGACAGAGCCAAGGAGTTAGCTAAGATGACCTATGGTGAGGACAGTATCCAGTATAATGCCATTAAGGATATGGAGCCAGACCCAGATAAGCAAGAGCAAGGGGAACAGAAGGTAGAGCATGTAATAGAGCCTAAGGATGAGAAGCCTGCATACGGCACACCAGAGGACTACCGCCCACATTACCATACTCATGATGAGAAGATTAACAACATGACTGAGTGGCGTAGGGAAGCCACTGAGAAGGAGATGCAAGGGAAGAACAAAAAGGAAGCAATCACCCAGAGTATAGACTTTGATGAGTTGGAGAGTATGGATGAGGATACAGTAGCTGACATGCTAGAAGACCAAGACAAGTATGGTGACCTGCATGAGCAACATGAAACAGCAATGAAGCATATGCTTAACAGTCAGCTAGAGGCTGCTAAGGAGTCAGCTAAGGATGTCTTTGGTGAGCTATCACCTACAGCCATTGAGCATGTGTTCAGCTCACCTGAAGGTAAGTATACTGCTCACATATCATCCATTAAGCCTGACATAATGAACTTGGGCATGGGCAAGTATGATGTCAACTGGTCTATGAGTATCAAGCTTAAATCAAAGGATGGATACCATGCTGGTAACATCAACCGTACAGTTGGACGTGACCATGATGGTTCACTGGTGGTGCATAACGACTTGCTAGAGGTGGATGAGGACTACCAGAACATAGGCATTGCAAGCAATGTGTATAACAGAAGTGAACAGATGTGGAAGCATATGGCAAAGGGCAACAAGGTTAAGATAAGCATATGTGCTAACATCACAGTAGGTGCTTATGCATGGGCTGACAAGAGCAAGGGCTTTGACTTTGCTGATAGCTATGAGCTAAAGGCTGCTAGGTCTGAGCTTAAGGACTTCATAAGTAACAACAACTGGGATGAAGAGGAAGTCATGCAAGCCTGTGGATATGAGAATGTGGATGAGTTAGAGCATGCTTGGGAGTTCGCTGAACTGGATGATGGGTACAGGTATGACCTAACACCACATGCCTTTGAGGATATCAAGGGTGATGCCCACTTGGGCAAGGCATTCATGCTCACTAGTAAGTCCTCATGGGAAGCTGAGAAGCATATCAATACTGATGGCAAGGCATACCAAGAGCAACTACGTGATGATAGTGTTGACGACTACCTAGCTGACACAGGGCAAGAGGACTTGGACTATGAAGACCTAGAGGACTTGGATGACGTTAGTGATGAGGAACTAGAAGTGTTTAGGAGGAAGTATAATGAGTGATAAGCTGAGACAGTTCACAAGTGTTAAGCCTAAGCATAAGCGTGAGGGAACAGAGGGATTACTCAAGTCTAAAGATGGCAAGACAATAAGAGATGACAGCTGGCTACACCCTAGTGCTGGCGTGAAGAGGAAGAACCCAGAGGTACGGGGTGGGTAGGCACCACCCCCCTTCCTAGAAACATGGGGGGTGGTAAAGTTTTCTTTTTCGGGAGTATAAGGAATCCTGTTTCCTTTGGAGTCCCTAGATGCCCTCCAACCCGATGCCTTTACACACTACCCCCTACTTTTTCAAACCACCCCCACCCTTATTTCTACCCTACAAAAAAGTACCCCACCTCCTTTTTCTCTAAAGGAAACCTTATTTTCGATATTTATAGAGAAAACTTCCCTTATGACCGTTTTTTCAAAGGTAGAAGGGAGGGATTCTGAAGTGAAGAACCACTACACCATTGATGGAGACACTACAACGATATACTGCAAGAGTAAGGGAGATATAATCGAGGTGCTCATTGATACCGAGGATTTACCGAGGTTACAAGAGTATAGGACTTGGTGCATCAATCTACCTTACGGCAAGCAAGTTAAGCCCTACGTTATCGCTGGGGTAAAGGGGAGTACAAAAAGAGCAACATTGCATAGGATGTTAATGGGATTCCCTGAGGGCATGGTAGTTGACCATAGGGACGGTAACACCTTCAACAACAAGAAGGAAAACCTAAGAGTGGTAACTCAAAGGGAGAACATAGAGCACTGCTGGAAGGATAACCTGAGTAAAGGCTCTAAAAGGACTGCGTGTACGGAGGATAACCCTGTAGGGGTTGTCTGGCACAAAAGGGATAAGCGATGGATAGCACGTATCAAGGTTGATGGCAAGCGTATAGACATTGGTAGGTTTAAGGAAAAGGCTGATGCTATCCATGCTAGACAAGAAGCCGAAAAAGAATACTGGGGTGACCAACAATGACGCATATAAAGTCAGAACCGCCTACTCTTAACATCCATGGTATGAATATTCCTATAATTATACCTGGCAACATGAGATTTCAGATAAGGAATAGAACTGCCTACTTTGAACTGCATAGAATAATGCTACCTAAAGACCTTATGGGAGTTCTAACCAATCACGTATGGGCTGAAGCACGACTAAATATGTGGTTAGGCATGAGGTTCGCAGGTCAAGAGTATAACTGGATGGCATACAACGGTCACATAGGAATTAGTAGTTATGAGGAGAAAAGAGTAGAACAAGATATGCTGGTATTGGAACACGTTCATTTCATATTACATTTAATAGGAGGAGAATAAAATGGGAGTTACTGTTACTGAAAAGAGCACACTTAGTATTGATGGGGTAGAGGTAAGTCACGAGGGGTTAAAGCTAGAAATGGCACCAAATGGAGGCGCTATCATCAAGATTAGGTCTCTTAATATGACTATAGACGACTGGGAAGAGCTACAAACAGGTAGCCCAAAGGTGTCGGCTATGTATACCAGAAAAGTAGTTACTGATGGTGGAAAGGGTAGTACTGGCATTGCCAACCGAGCATTCACAGGTAAATTAGCTAAGATTAACTACCATGCCAAGGATACATTCGAGTATACAGTTGCGGTGGAATCAGTGACACTTACGGTTAACCCTAGTTGGGTGGTGGAGTAAGGGTGAGTAAATCTATCGTTCTGTTTGGTGACAAGCCTGTGGAATGTAAGGATGTATTCTTTAGTCTGAATAATGAGGGTGGCGTAACAGTCCTTATAAACTCTATAATTGTGGAACGCAATGATAGTATGTTTATAAGAGATGTACAGACAAAGGGTCAGAGAGTAAAAGTTACTATGCAATATGGTTCAGATACCATACTAGGTGCATCAGGAGTAATTGATTCGCTAAGGTTCTTTAGAGTACTGTGTCAGAAGAAGGTAGAGCTGAAGGACATAGGCATCGAACTGACAGACGTTATTATATCAGGAGGTAGCAGATAATGAGACCGTGGCAGAAAGCATACTTAGAGCAACTTACAGGCAATGTTAGTTTTAAGACAAAGAACACAGAATTACTCATTGGAGGGGTACACACCAAGCACCAGATTGAACCCTACAGTGTAACTAGAGAACGTGGAGCATACTATGTTAAGTTCAAGAGAATGGTCATACCTTCTCCTATAATGGATGCTTTGATGAATACAGAACCATTGGAGTTTAAGCTAACAGGAGAGGGAGATGACCGTATTGAAGGTGAATGCTATCTACAGGCTTGCGTGGAAGGTGCTAGTAGTGAGCACTATAGGGCATTAGAAGACGTTTTATTCTTGATTCAACCAAAGTAATACGAGGGAGAGGACTTTTGGTCTTCTCCTTCTTTTAATGTGAAGGGAGGGAGAGACGATGAAGAAGGTGGAAAACATAGAGTGGGCTGGACATTGTGCCGAGTGCTTTACATGTGGGGCGTTTGCACCTAATATGAAGGAGTTCCACAAGCAACTAGACAAAGGACATTGGAGTAAGCGTCCATTAGCAGTAAACAATATGAGAGTCAGTCAGCAATATATGCATAACTGTGAGAAAGCAAAGGAGGATAACAAATGAATCCACTAGAGTCTCAAGTACTACTTGGATTAGCCCAACAAGGCATACATTTAAATCCACTAAGCCATGAGGAAAAACCAAGTAAGCCCAAACGTGAGGAACGTAGATTCAATATCAGCGATGATGAGTTAAGGGATTTAGCAATCAAGTTACAAAACATAGTAATCTGGAGAGGTTGTGGTGCTGGAGGTACATTCGATGAGAACTATCATACTCCAGAGTATCACTTATTCTCTGATGAATGGGAGCCATTCCATATAAGAGTGACTAGGAAGAAGGATGGCAGGTCTATACTTAGTGCCATGAATAATTACTACTGGTCAGGAACGGAGTATGATTATAAAGCTTTACTAAGGCTGATTGACAATCATAACAAGTTACTGCCTTTAATGAGGAAGGGGAATTAATATGAAGAAAGCATTGATACTAGCAGGTTGCGTACTATTACTGGGGGCTTGTGATCCACCTAAGCCTCCTGAGTATAAAGAGACCCCACAAGGGTTTAAACCCATTGGTCAATATGAGGAGTCCCCGTACCGAACAATTAAGCTAGAAGACAAGGAAACAACTTGCAGATACTTAATAACTGATGATGGGTATATTACCCCCGATTTAGTACAACCTGCTAAGTGTAAGGGGATGATGAAAGGTGAGTAGAATCATGACACCATTCTTTGGTAAGTGGGATGATAATGAAGACAAGAATACTGTAGACCCTGGAGAGCCTAGACCACCTAGGAAGCATGTAAATATGTCAGAGAAGGACTTCAGGGTATCAGTACTAAAAGGTCTTGTAGCAATTGAGCATGCAATTCGTACTGGTAATAGACACTACTGGGCAAGTGACATGGAATATGCAGTGCGCATGGCACAGTCTATGAGGGAGGATGATGGTAATGAACAAGGCAGTTAAGGTACTAGAAGCTCTTATGTATGGTAACATTGATGTGAAGATGGATGGTCATGAATTGGTTTACTCTAGGGAGCATGAAGGGGTATTCATTAAGGGTGAGAAGTTTGAACATGGTCAACCAGTCGAGCAAGGCAAAGGTACTCCAGTGCTACTAAATGCCGACTTTGACCTTAACTACTTCATACGTAAGTGTGAAGAGATGCCTGACCATGAAATACTGGGTATTTGTGGCAGTCTCGCACTTACTAAGCAGGTTCATGCTAAGAGAAAGCCTAGAAAGGGTGTTGGGGATGAGGGGTGAAAAAGTATTATCTATCCTTGGTATTACTCTACTCCTGCTAGGTATAGTGAGCGCCTGCGTGTGCTCCTTCTACGCAGGCAAGTCAGCAGGTAACATGGAGATATATGAGGGACTAGTAGAGAAAGGACTGATTAAAGAGTGAAGGGTAACAAACCAGAAGGTCTGGCAGAGGATATATGTTGGTTACTGTCTGTTATAATAGTATGTGTGATATTCTGGCTCTTATAAATTAAGGAGGGATATTAATGAATGGCAAACAGGCTTTTATACTAGGAGTTGTTGTTGCTATTGTATCTATAGCTTCTCATTTAGGCACTACTGCTTTCTTGGACTCCATCTATGATAAAGGGTACAATAAAGGCGTTAATGCAGGTATTGAGCAAGGCAAGAAGGATGCTATGAAAGACATTGAACTTAGCTACGATATGTGTGTTAAGAAGAAAGGGGAGTAACACATGCAGGTAATATTTGCATTAGCTTTAGCTGCCTGTATAGGCATGACATACTTCACAGACAACATGGCAGTTGTAACTTTAGTTATCATTATTAACAGTATTTTCGCTCTGTTTGTGCTGAAAAATGAGGATTTAGCCTACCCTTCCACGTTCCTGTTAGTTACAGGGATAGTGGTTGGTCTGGTTGGAATGTGTCTAGCAATTATACTAGGCAATTACTATCTCGTAGTTCTTGCACTACCTTGGAGCGGTCTGATAGTGAGTAGTATTATACTAATGATTAAAGAAGATAGGAGTGAGTGGTAATGAGAATTATGCCAATGGAACTTATAACGATTGATGGGGAGCTACTGAACAAACATAGTGATGGGGAAAGAGGTCAGACCCATAGAAGAAAGCATGATAGACATTACAGCTGGAGTAATCCATTAGCCTTTGTACCAAGAGAAGGTGAGCTATTAACTTATAAGAAATTTAGTCGAGAAGGAACTGGAGAGGAAAAGACCTATCGAGTTGTTCGGGTGATATATCACACTGAGGAAGACACTAACAACTCTTATAAGGGTTGGGTTGAGATTCGTGTTAGTGAGGTGACAGGAGCATGAAGCCATTTCTAAGTGACCGAATCCAAGTAGATGAGAATACCACTTTCCAGTTGTCAGAGGTTAACCTAAGGTTTGCCTCTTTCATGGAGCCAGAATACTCTAATGGTATAGAACCCAAACCACCAAGGCAGGTAGACAACCTAAGGGGCGAACTTGTGGTACGCCACCATAGTAAGAATGCTGATGAGTCTTACCTACTATTCGGTGAAGCTAGACGTTATCGACCTGCTTTAACTACTCATTCTGTAGGGATTGCGGAACTACCTCTAGAGTTACAAAAGAAGCTCAAAGATGCATGGGCTGAAGTGGAGCAGTACTTGAGAGACAAGACTGAAAAGGTAGGTGATTGATATGCTGATAGCAAGACTGACTTTATTACTTACTATTCTTGGTATGGTGGGTGGAGCAATATATTTATTTACTCAAGGAGGTATAGGGTACTTCTTTGGAGCTATCTTGATGATAGCAGCAGCCTACTTTGCAGAGGACTTCTATAATGATGAGAGCAAGAAGCCAGTCATGGTTACCATTGACCCTAAGGGTGATTGGAACCCTAGAAAAGGAGACGATACAAGATGGAAATAAGCACTCTTAGGAGTGCTTTTTCTTTTGTATGAGACTTTTTCCATATAAAGGAAATTAATAATTGCTGGACGATACTTAATTAAGGGAGCGGATTGTATGCAAGTGATTGCACCTAAAGAAACTGTTGTGTCTCAGATTCCTATTGGTAGTGTTATTATTGACAGTGCTGGGTTCGAATATCTTTTAACTGGTCGCATGGCTGAAGAGGTTGGAGAGTATGATAAAGCCATCCTACATAGATTCAGTGGTCAAGGTCGCCATGAGTGGGGTCATGACCTATCTAAGCCTGTATCCCCTGAAGAGATAGAAGGAGCACTGGGTACTAACTTCAAAGTATTCACCTCAGATGAATATATTCTACAGTTAGTTAAGAAATAGACCCCTAGTGGGTCTTTTTCTATGATATGACCTGTGCATTGAGGATACGAATTTTATACTTGATTACGAAAAAGGAGGTATTCTCATGCCAAAACCATATCCTGGTTCTAAGTATATTCCTGGTTTAGGAAAGAGTGTCAAAATCATGGGTAACGAGATTGATATACCAAGCTTGAAGAAAGCCTTAGGCTTACCTGACGCAGGTACTAAGATCCTTCCTACTGACATTGACATGCCTAAGCTATTAACTGAGCTGGACAAGACTTACACTCGTAAGGCATAGTCCATTTAAAAAAGACTACTCTTAAGAGTAGTCTTTTTTATTTTTAAGTATTAAAGAGAAAAGTTTTAAAAGGTTAGTTATTTAATTTTGAATTTAAAGGAGGTATTTTTAATATGAAAAATAATAAAGAAATTAAAAGACCTACCCTAAATGACATTAGAGAAAAACTTGGTATGAAACGTATAGATTTAGGGGATGTTCAACTAGTTGAAACTTACAGTGACCACATTAAGAATTTAAACTTAAACCTACCAGAGAGAAGAAATTAAGCTCTCTGGTTTTTTCATTTTGAAACCACAAAGGAGGAATGTTTTATGTACCCATTTAATAAACAGGATGAAAGAGTATGGGGTTGTATGGACATCAAGAACTACCACAATGGGGTATGGGTTATTACTATCGAGTATAAAGAGTTAGATGAGTCAAAGGGCAACCGACTAACAATAACTCTAGGAACTAAAGCAGAAGCAATTAACTATGTTGCTAGCTTATCTGTACCAGTTGAAAGCCCTGCAACAATAACAAGTATTGTTCACATCCAGAATAATGGTGCTATCTTCCGTTATGCACTTACTATTGATGATGAAACAAACACATTTGGCTTACTAGAAACAACAAGATTATCATGTGCAACTACTTCAGTAAGACCTACTGCACCAAGAAATCCTAACAAGAATGACTGAATAACAGGAGAGACAGAAATGATAGACAAAATAATCCTACTAGTAATCGGACTAGTGACTTTAATATCAGGAATAGTAATGAGTTACTTTGATACAGGTTTAGCAAGAGCAATCGGCATACTGATTGTAGCTTGCTGCCTGTGTCTTTTTGCAATCACCATACTGTATGGGTGGGGTAAACGTGAAAGAAAATGAGATGTATAAGTATGTTAAAGAGCTACTTGAAGGCATTGGCTACGATGTCTATGCCGAGGTGGAAGTTAATTCTTGGGGTGGTAGCGGTAGGGCTGATGTAATTGGTTACCAGAAGCCTGCCGTATGTATCGTGGAGATGAAGACTTCTCTATCTATGGAATTGATTGAGCAAGCGTATAAGTGGAAGCGCTTTGGTCATTACATCTATATTGCCATACCTAAACGTAAGAAGCAAATACCTACATTTGTGTGTAACATGCTGTCTAGTATGGGAATTGGCATCATAGAGGTCGGTGACCGTGTGTGGGGTACACGCATAGTGCTGAAAGCCAAGTTCAACAGACCTTATAAGAATACTAAATGGGATGATGTATTGAAGCCCGAACACCAGACATGGCTAGAAGGTGGCTCAAGTGGTGGGGGGTATGTAACCAACTACAAGCTGACTATAGATAGGGTGAAGAGGTATCTAAAGATGAAGCGTGACTGGGTTTCCATGAACGAACTGCTAGACCATTGCGAAACGCACTACTCTAACCCTAAGAACTCCCTAGCAAAGGCTCTTAGGGAGTTTGAATCGAATTGGTGTGAGACAAAGGTAATAAACCGTAGAGTACACTTTAAATACAAGGAGGGCAAATAATGGCTGGACTTACAATAACACTAGACCCTAAAGAGATAAAGGAAATTCTTATAACTCATCTAAGAAAGGAATACCCTGGCATGGAGGTAAAGGACATTGAGTTCAATGTGGACAAGCAACTAGAAGGATATGGAATGCAAGAACACTATGTAACTAGATTCCACGGTGCTACTTGTGGCATGAGAAAGGGGAAAGGACAATGGGAATGACACCTTATGTGTGGAAAGAAGGAATGTCACCAGAAGTAGAAGCAGATGGGGCATACTGGGAACGTAATATGTTGGCTCTACATTTTGCAGTTTATGCAAATGAAGCCTATAAATCATATACAGACCTACTAAAGAAGATGGGTCATGACAAGAACGTGGATATAAAAGACTATCTACCTTGTGGGTGGTATGACCACGGAGAGTGGGAAGGATGGTCTAGGGTAGTGAGTCTGTTTGATGGAAGAATGACGTTTCATATACCAGATGACTTTGACTTAGGTGACAAACTTCCACAGATTGAGCCTAATTGGAATGGACATACGACAGAGGATAAGTGGCTCCGTTCTATGAAGAAATGCGGTTGTGAGATACCTGATTTAGAGAAATAGACACTGAGGGGAGGAATTTCGATTCTTCCCCTTTTATTTTTGTGAAGACGTTGAGGGAGGGAAAGCATTATGGCAAAGATTTTGGAAGTAAGTTTTCATAGAGCTGATAAAAGTAACATAGAGTTACGTATGGAGGCTGGTAATTTCCATATTGCAAGATTTATATACGAACACAAGGATTTGCAAGAGTCTAAATTAACAAATGGGCATGACCATATATACAAGGTAACAGAAGTGTGTGATAATATGGTTAGATTACTAAACATATACAATGAGAGTGGTAGACTGGGTACTCCTACTTACAATGTAATAATTGAAGCATACAAACCATTCTTAAAAAACTACATGTCATTTGAAGCACTAGCAAGACGTATTAAGATGGCTAACAATGAAGAAGGGTGGTTAGATGCATGAGAAAAGTAATAGTAGCTTGTGGACTAATGGCTTTAATGTTAGCTGGATGTGACAGTGCTTCGGATGAAAAAGAAACTATCATGAGTAAGAAAGGAGCTATTCCTTCTGGATACGATGTCATTAGCTCCGATAAGATAGATTCATATACTGATGTGTTCGAGATTGAGCATAAAGAAACTAAACAACGATATTCTGTAGTAAGATTCCAAGGGTATGGAATTACAATGTCACCACTACCAAGTAAGGGGGATAAATAATGATACAATTAGGAGATAAATGTATATGGGTTCACCCAGAAGTCTTATCCTCTGTAGAAGATGGATACAACTATGACGAAGTTGCCATAGAGCACGTAGAGGATTTAGGATGGACAGTGGAACACAAGATGCAGAGTAAAGCTGTTATCTTTAAGTACACGAGAAATGGAAAGTTCTACATGTTGGAAATGAATAGGGAAGGCGATGACTTCAAGGGTTACGAGCACCTAGACTACATGGATACTAAGGATTCAGAAGGACGTATCAAGTGTGATGAAGTCGTTAGGGAACAGGTTATCTCTCATATTTGGAAGGGGGTGAAGTAATGAACGTATACACTGAAAATGGAGTATATGAGATCACTAAGCTTTTAGCTGATGCTAAGGGAAATAAGTAAGTAGTAAAGGAGGGGATAAAACCCCTCCTTTTTCATTTCTATTTATCCTCCAATATTTTATAGTTAGACGTAGTAATGAGACAAGTTCCTCATGAATAATAAAAGAAGGAGGTCTTTGTGATGAGCAGAGGTAGAAAGTGTTATATCCGCATAGACAACCCTAAAGGTATTAAAAAGAAGGATAAAAAGAAAGAGGAATTAGTACATGAATTAGGGCTAGAGAATTTCAAGAATGACCTACGCCCAGAGGTATGGAAGAGTAATGAGCCAGAGCTGATTATTAAATCTGATGAGGAGTACATAGAAGAGTACTTTGACTTAGAGAAAATAATCCACGAGGAAGAGGTAGCAAAGGCAGGACGTGTCCATCTTCCTAGGGGTGCTAGACGTCACGCTTACAAAGTGCATTCTGACCACGGTGTAATTTACATTCCAGTCAATCGTTTGAAGCAGGTGTACCAAACTCACCTAGCACTTCATAGGAGAAAAATCGCCCAAAACAAAGTTTCGATGCGAATGGGTAAGCCACTTCAACCCGTTGAAATCGGATATAACTATGATGTTCACGATGGACACCATAGATGGGAAGCCTCCAAAGAGTTAGGATACACACATGTTCCCTGTAAAGTAGTAGGAGATGACCCAGACAAGTTAAGGGACGCAAAAGAGAAGTATCGTGCTGTATGGAAGGCTGAAACTACTGAACAACTAGCAGAGACTCTATTACAGGACTTTGTGGATAAGATAACAGGTAAGAAACCTGTGTCCTTAGTACTTGATATCAACAAAGCCACTCTTAACAGAGGAAAGTTAGTTAAGAGACGTGTAATGGTTAAGGGTAAGGATGGAAAGGTCTTCTATCGTATGCAGTGGATTGACCCTAATGATGAGAAGGAAAATGTCCACCAAAAGGTACCTGACCAAGAGAATCACACAACATACAAGCATGATGATAAGTCAGTAAAGGAAATAGAGAAACGTCAGCACAACCGTTTCCCAGTAGTACAACATGAAGTAAAGCACTTCAAGAATAAGGAACATAATTACTCTACTGACAAGGAAGCCTACAATGAAGCTAAGGAGAAATACCACAGAGGTGAGAAGCTACCGCCTGTTAAGGTCAACCATAAAGGGGAGATACTTGAGGGACATCACCTTGTAGACCTAGCTAGAGAGTTAGGATTAACCCATGCTCCTGCAATTGTATTAGGTAATCCTAAATTGAAGAAAGAGTATGAGGATGCACTAAAAGAGGACGTAATGACTGAAGTTACCGATGAGGAAGGTAATAAGAAGGAAGTATCTGCTTCTGGTAAAGGTACCTCTGCTGATGGTACACAACGTGGTCAGCATATGGTGGTAGACGTTCCTGTAGAATATGTAGATGATATGGAACACTTCAAGCGTTATGTCAATAGGATGTATACTAAATCGTACATCATGGATTGTGCAGAAAAGGCTGGCATTACGTGGAATGATAAGAAAGCAGATGGAACCCTACTAACAGATGAGAAGATTCTATGGACTAGAGTTTTCAATGCTATCTCTGAACACATAGCTGCTGGTAACAAGTTTGAAGTGCCTCATGATGATAAGGACTCTAGTGCAAAGATGAAACAGATTAAGAAGGATGATGACCACAAGTTCTTCCTTATGTTCTGTAACAAGTTTAACTTTGACAGGGAAAAGATTAAGGACTGGTGTAGAGACCATGACCTTCTATGGAAAGAGAACCATAAAGACCCTGACATTGATTGGAAAAACTGTGCTATGGCTATCAAGAAAGAATTATCTAAAGGTAAGATGCTGAATGGGGTACGTACAAGACGTAAACACCTTATGGAGGAAGCAAACACTATTGTAACAGATGCAGTTCGTGAACAGGTTAAAGCTCTTGGTAAGAAGTATGGCAAGACAGCTTTAGAAGAACAAGCACTAAAACAAGGTATTGAAGTAGACCTTTTAGATAAGAAAGGTAACGTAGTAGAGCACCCAGCTATCAGATGGATGAGGGTAGCGACTGCTATTCAGAAGCATATTGCCAAAGGTAATAAGTTTAAGATGACTAATGACGATTTCGGTACAGAGGGAAGAATTCAAGCTGAAGAGTTTGATTATGGTGACAACGTTACTCTGACTCCACATGAGCGAGTAGGTATCGATAGAGCCAAGCTTAACAGTAAGAAATTTGAACAACGTGCTAAGAAGTGGGCTACTAAGTCATTAGCTCTTGACCACGGTATTGACCCTAACAATACAGTGATGGTAGATGAAGTGTATGATGCCTTTATTGAAGGTGCTCGTAATGCTAAGTTAATGGTACACTTTGACCCTACAGAATTACTAGATAGTGGTACATCTATGCTAGAGGAAATGATGTCTTCAGGTAAGCTAAAGAACGATTTCCAATTAGATAGAGGGTATGATAAGGAGCATAGAGAGGTCATTGAACGTGATATCTATGGTGATGACTTTGATGGTGCAGAAGACCATGAGCGCCCAGTATATGGTGTGCTAGACATATTCAATCAAGGCTTGAGCCTAGGACAACATGGTGGAGCAGCCTTAGTAATGAAGGAAGATGTTAAGAAACGTGCTTCTGGTACACCAAATGACTCTAACTCAATACCTTATGGCAAAGAGGGTAAATTAGTACACTCTGCTACAGACCCACATCACCTAGTAATACACCGTTGGTTTGGGCGTTGGAAAGAGCCTAAGAATGCTGATGGTAAGCGTAGACGTGCTATGAACTCCGTTATTGAGGGTACAACATTCAATGACGATAAAGAGTACTTTGAAGCACAGGTACTTGGGGGAGTGGACTTGGCTAAGGATGTAGACCATGTTCTGGTACCTGAACACTGGCAAAGTAATCCAGAGTGGCAAGACCATCATGAGCTAATGAAAATGTTTGCAGAGTCACAAGGGATAGGATTAAGATATGAATGAGGTGGGCTAAATGAAAATGGTAGTAGAAGGTATTAAGCTGACCAAAGACCATAAAGATGATAAGATTCTCTATCATAAGAATGGTAAGTATTATGTCAGGAGGGCATCAGATGGCTTTACCAAAGGTGAGGCTATTAGACAACACGTATCGTCTTACTTTACTAAGTGGGGTTTTAGAAAGGTAGAGGGCGTAGCGGAGTTTGATAATGCCGAGGATATACATGCGAATATTGATAGATTCGAGCCTGCTAAGGGTTATATAGCCAAATATGCAGAGTCGGTACTTCCGAGGGGTTGATTTCCAAACCCCTCCTTTTTTTATGCTGAAAGGGAGTTCCTCCTGCGTTTGGCACTCTCTAATAAGGTTAAGGAAGGAAGTGTATAGCATGTTTGCTGTTGGAGGTATCGTTGCTGAATATAAGTATGATAACGAGGACTTATTCGCACAACTAGAGAGTGCTAAGACGGAAGAGGAACGTAAAGAAGTAGTGGGAATTATTTATCTGAACAATGTAGGAATCATACATAAGGCTGTAGGTAAATGGTTCCCTGGAGAAGCCCTTACTAGGTTCTGTCAAAGACACAGATTGACTCCAGAGGATGTTTTTAGTGAGGTTAGTTATAGTCTACTTAGAGCTATACAAACCTTTAAGGAGGGTAAGTTTACTTCTTATGCTGGTTTTTGTATGGATAACCAACTAAAGATGCTGTACCGAACTGTTAAGAGAAAAGGAGATATGACCAGTCTACAGTCAGAAGTGAATGAAGAGTCAGACAATGATAAGAAGAGTCTAACTATAGAGGAAGCATTTCTATCTGCTGAAGATAAAGGCTATTCTGCTCTATGGGATACTGAGGAGTTCAATACAATAGTTCCTCACTTAAAGAGATGCTTTAGACGTGGTAATGAGGCTAAGGTGTTAACTATCTTCCTGAAAGAAGTACAGAAGGATGCAGGGGATATGATGTCACAGAAAGAAATGGCTGAAGTGATAGGTGTTAGTAAGTCTACTGTCAACAAGACAGTAACTAAAATAAATAAACAGGCTAGAGAAATTAGGAGGGAACTATATGAAAGCGAATTACAGCGACAGACTAGTTGATAAGAGAATGGTACTAACAACCCTGACAAAGGTAGAGGATACATCACTTTCTACAGTGTATGTAACTAATAACCCAGAGGTATTCCTTGTGGTATTCCATAATCAGGCTGCTCTAACAGACTACATTAAGCAGAACGTTGATGGACTGTTTGGTATACGTTTAATTAGGGAAGGTAAGAAGTACTGTAGCTATAACATTCCTTTAGAGTCTGGAGAAGAAGTACTAGCAAGAACTATTGCAGAAGCATATAATATTCTGAATAAGGACAATGACGAGCCTGTGATTATGTCCACGGATGAAGTAACAGGGTTGCCTATAATAGAATGACCTCAATCCCCCTAGATTTTTATAACTAGGGGGCTTTTTAATTAAAAACGAGGTGATAATATGAAGGGTATCAATCATTACAAGGTTCTCTCTAATGCCTATGGCAGAAAAGAACTATTAGAAATGGGTAAGAACAATGGTCTTAGTTGGCAGGAGGATAACGGACGTGAAGGTGTCAACTGGATGCGATTTAGTAGGGCGTTAGTAAAGCACCTAGATGAAGGCAAACACTTTGACACTGACAGCACAGATACAGTGTCCCTACAGTCAATGCTGGATCAATATACTCAGTTGAGAGATATGCATAAGCAAACTATGATTCCTCATGTAAGAGCTGGGTTGTCTAAACTATACTCTCAAGGAGATGCAACTAGCAAAGACCCTATGGAATATCTTCCTAAGGTATATGATCACCTGGATGCTAATGGTGGACACGTGTGGGCTGAGAAAGTGAGAACTCTGGGTAGTCTCAATAGCCAGATTAAGGGTATAACTGAAAAACTCTCTACGAGACAAGTTTAGGTTGGCAATGAGCCAACCTTAATTTTTTGCACTTTTAAGTGGGACGATTTGACAAAGGGACAAGCCCGTGACAAAATGAGAGTGTGATTTTCATTTCCGAGAAAACAAGGGAGGAATACAAGATGGTTAGAACAGGATTAGATAGATTTAATGCTAGGCAAGGTAAGGCAAAGGGTGACGAGAAGGCTATACATGAGGCTTCTATGAAAAAGCAGATGACTGCTGATATGTACGATGAGCTTAAAGATGAGGGCAATATTGAAGAAGCAGCTATGGTAGTAAGCAGAGATGGTATGAAGCTACTAGGTCAGATGCTTACTAATTCAATAGAAGGCTCTATTGAGAGAGTACTTGACCGTAAACTGGATGATAAGCTGGGTCAACTGTTATCAGGGCTACACAAAGGTATCCTAGAGGGTCTCTTGGCTGTACAAGAGACAGCAGTAACTAAGGCAGAAGAGAAGATAGAGGAAGCAGTTTCTAAAGCTAGTGAGCAAATAGTTGCTGAGATTGACCTATCAGAGACACCGTCCATTGACAAAACAATAGATAAGGTTAAGAAGAATATGGGAATTGATTTAGGAGATAAGGTGTCTGTACCTGACTTAGGAAAGCTAATGAACATAGCAGAGCCTACACAGGAAGATAAAAAGCCTGCTCCTACTAAGGCAAAGCCTAAGGATAAGCCTAAGACGGAGTTAACACCTCATAGAACTAAGCTAATGAGGGATATGCCTAGACATCTTCCAGATACAGCTCCTAAAGAACCTTTTAAATGGGATGCAGTACCAGAGAAGGGTGCCACGAAATATGCACCACGGTCTAATAAGGCTATGTTCTTGAAATATTGCCCTATCATTATTGAATACTTGGAAGCACACAAAGGACAGCCAGTAGCATTCAAGGACATTAATGAATATGCAGTAGAGAAATACAATGTAACATACTTACCTAAGGGAACTCAATTCATGGAGTTTATAATCCTAAAAGACAGTCGTGTTGCACGACACTCTTACGGTCAGTACATTTTGAACTAAAAGCGGAGAAGACTTTTCGCAAGGGGGCTTTTTTTAAAGCGAACAGGGCGAGAGAGTTAACATTACTCGACTGGGACACGACAAGGTAGGAAGCCTACCTTCCCCTTGCTAGGGGTTCAGGATTTGTGTTAAAAACTATAACTCAAGTATATTCTAACCTGAGCCTCTAGCAAGGGGTGGATAGTCCCTCACCCCTTTCCCTAATAGGATATTCCCCATATTCTATCCCATACCTTTGTTGGTGGGAGGAACGTTACCCTCCTACCACTCTTTTTGGAGCCTTAGTTTAATGGTAAAACAGGGTGCTCATAACACTCCATCGTAGGTTCGATACCTACAGGCTCCATCAGTAAGTTGGAAATGTGACAGTGGTAGATGCATAAGTGTCATGGGGTCACACAGTACGCATGAAGGGGTTTAGGGCGTACGGTCAGGGAACTCTAGCTAAAGGGTAATATCGAGAAGGGTCGCTAGAACGTAGGTCATCTGGTTCATGGCTTACATACTAAACGAACAACTGTTCGTTGTCTTTTAACAATACTGTTTGTTTTCGTGAGTATTGTTCTACTGAACGTATGTGTAGTGTGGAAAGCTTACATACACCCGATAGTGGGTGTGGAAAGCCCACTATCATCTTTACCCCATAGCTTAAAGGTAAGAGCAACTAGTCAAGGCTAGGGAGGTGCAAGTTCGAAACTTGTTGGGGTAGTTGTGCGGGAGCACATATCTATTGTTTGTGGGAGGACAATAGGTGATTATCTCTATAGTGGTGACTTAGGACGCCACTACTACAGAGAGGTAGGCATTGCGAGTGCCTACTAATCATGAGAGGGTTATCTGATTCAATAGAGTCCGATAGCAGGTTTGGATATAGCAAGGGGGTTCGAATCCCTCCACCTCTCTCCTATCATGAAGGTGACTGTGAATTGGTCACAGTACTATTGGGGGCATCCCCCTGACACCTTCACCGTCTACTATCCCATTATTAACTGCGACATGGTATGTTTCTTTGTGAACATCCTAGTGGTAGGTGTCGGAGCCTACCACATCCCTGGGGGTATAGTTCAACAGGTAGAACAGGAGGTTTAATATGTGGAAAGCTTACATCTCTAACTATGAGATAAGTAACACAGGTCAGCTTAGAAATACTAAGACTGGCAGAGTATTAAAGTCCAAGATGTCCAATAAGGGTTATGTTAAGTATGGTGTATCGGTTTCTGGAAAGTATAAGGATGTGTTTGCACACAGAGCGGTAGCAGAAGCATTCATACCTAACCCAGACAATAAACCACAGGTTAATCATAAGGATGGCAACAAGCAGAATAATGACTACACTAATCTAGAGTGGTCTACTAGTTCTGAAAATATTGTACATGCTTATGAGAATAATCTGATGAACAGTAGTCATTGTGTGAAGGCTGTAATTCAGCTATCTAAGAATGGTGAAGAGGTTCATACTTATGGTTCTATAGAGGAAGCAGCAGCTAGTATAGGAGGGAGTCCCTCTCATATAAACGCTTGTTGTAGAGGACGTAGAAACACCCATAGAGGATACCGTTGGTCTTATGCCTATTAACCACCGACATAGGTTCGAATCCTATTGCCCTCGTATCTGCTAAGTCAGAGAACAGCGTGTAAGAGTGCTGTATACTAACTATACTATGTGTGGTTAGAAAGTCAAATTTTGCTTTGTTGGTATCGGAAAATACTGACTAGCACCTCACTAAAGGTGGGAAAGGTACCCCACACGCTAGTGCCTCTAACACTAGTTACCAGAGATGCAGGATACACCGCCCTGCTTAGTGAAAGTCACTTTGCCAGTTAATCTGGCATTATCACATACCGTAAAGGTATGGTTTTATGTAAATTTATTAGCTCAATTAATCTTGAGTGCTAACACTAGGTAGAGGACAAAACTACCGAATATAAAAAGCAGTTCACACTATCTACAATCCAGACGGATAGCATGCAGTGGGGCATGTTCATGTGGACTTAAAAGGTATACTGGGGTGCTGGATACTCTGGTATACCTGGAACCCCCACTTACATATAATATTTTCCCCAAGGCTCTGCTAGATGACGGTTTCGAGTCCGAATACAAGTACTGAGAGTAGCTACTCGTGGAACGTATAAAATGGCAGCCTTCTAGTATTCCCCCAGATTAGGGTTCGATTCCCTGTTACTACTTTACTAGTACTGGTCTAGCTAACCGTGGAACGTGTAGTAACATCTTGGAGAAGTCTTGGGGAAGGTATTATGTGTCTTCCCACATAGTAGCTTCACTGTATCAGACTGGGGACTACACCCCAGATTTGTTTCCAGATAACTCAAATTTTGATACAAGCTTGTCAACTGCGGTAGGGGCTTGAACAACCCCTACCCCTCTTTATGTCCACAACATCACAGAATACTCACACCTTAGATACTGATTTCGATTTTAAATCACAGGGGGTAATGTATTTGAAACCACAAGTAGTTATTTACGGACTAGATTCCAGACCAGTTAACACAGAGTTTGTTAAGAAGATTGCTAATATTGGTGGAGCTTTTGAGTTAGTTTTTGCTCCAGACTACCTAGTAGGGAAAGAACTAGTTGACTGGATTAAGGAAAATGTACCAGCAGTAAAAGAATTTATCTTATCTATTGATGCTATTGCATATGGTGATTTAGTAAGCTCTAGATACTACTATGATATCCAAGATGCTAATGACAGACTTCATAACACTTTTGAGCCATTACGTGAGGCTTTTCCAGGCATTCCTGTAACAGCCTTTAACAGCATACTACAGTTAGCACCAAACCCTACGTCAGAAGCAGGGCGTAAAGACGTTAATCTAATACGTGAGTGGCACATTAATAACGACCTAATAAATAACGACTTAATAGGTCAAGAAAGAAATGATGCTATGAACCGTAACATCCAAATAGAAAATGAAGTAAACCCAGACAAGTTCTGGAATTGGCAGAAAACAATAGACCGTAACTTAGAAATCAATAGAAAAATGCTAAGTTGGACGGATTTAGGATACATCAAAAAACTTGTATTCTTTGTAGACACCTCTAATAAGTATGGACATACAAGTCTGAATAGAAAGTATCTAGAGAAGAAAGTTGCTTCTTTACCATCTACTCTAGGCGGAAAAGTCCATTTCGTAGCAGGTGAATATGGAACATCTACTCTACTAGTAGGGGGATTACAACAGAAATACTCTGGTATAGATTTGTCAATCAATGTCTCCTATACAGACCCAGACCTAGAAAAGGAATGGATTGATATAAATGAGTCTCTTACATTAAACGAAAGTATAGTAAACCACGCTGGTGCTATTGGCATTAGAACTAACTTTACTACTGATCCTAATGCAATCATTTATGCTCATACTCCTTATTCTAAGGATGATGAATTAATTCGTCTTATACAGGAGAACGTGAGTAAAGCTATCGTAATTGTTCCTAGTCAGTCTACAGGATTTATCTCTAGATTACAAAAAGAAGTAGATATTAGTAAGCTACTTGCTTTCTGTGGAACTGGTAACCCTAGCTCTCAGATTGGTCTTGCTATTGGACACGCAATTTCTAGACTGATTGCCTTGAAGACAGCTATGGCTAATGGTAACGGTGGATTAGCAACGACAACTCACGTTGATGCACTACTTAAACAGTTCTCTAATGTAATCTACATGAAGAAGCTATTTGGACATATCAGTGACTTTGCTACCTCAAAAGGTGTTGATATATTCCAACTAGGTAATATCCAGGAAGAATTATACGCTTACATAGATAAGCTCATGAGACCACGGGTTGTAAGCCTTTATGCTTCTAAGTTCCATCATAAGAAGATTGCAGTGGATGACGTGGTTAAGTATAACGTGCTGGACAGTAAGTTTACTGGTATCAGAATTCCTTTAAATCACATTACAGAGGTGGATATGGAATCTAACTTAGATGTTAGAGTTAATGTACCTTTCTCTAAGGATTTTACAGATGTCCCTTCTAGTCACTGGGCTTATAGCTTTGTTATGGCGCTTCGTAAGTTAAAGGTATTCCCTACTGGAGACTATTTCTATCCAGACGCTCCAATGCTACGACATCAATTAGTGTCAGTTATATTCTCTTTATTTAAATTTGACACTAGTATAACATCTATACCTAATCCTATGTTTAAAGATGTTCCTAACACTCATCCCCTGTATAAGGAGATTGTTATGATCAACCACTTAGGTATAATGAAAGGTACAGAAAATGGTACATTTATACCAGACGGAGAGCTAACTAGAGCGGATATTGCAGTTATCCTATCAAACCTATTCTCTTTAAAAACAACTCTGAAATATGACAATGTACCAAACTATTTCAGTGACTCTGGAGTAATTAGTTCAGCACAAGAGTCTATAAACTTTATAGCTCGTGTAGGAATTGCTTCTGTACCTGACAATAAACTATTTAATCCAACTGGAACAGCAACTAAAGCTATGGTTGCTACCTTCCTTGGTAGATCACTAGAAGTACTATAAAAGAGTTAAAAACCCTAAGATACTAAATCTTAGGGTTTTTTCTATTATAAGGGGAAAACTCACAACCACTCGACTTTCTTTTATTAAAGGAGTGGTGATAGATGAAGCACTGGGAACATACAGAAGTGGTAGATATGCCTGCGTACAAGGAGTTCTTGCAGTTTGGTACTCCTATTATGCCTAGCACTCAATTACCCTTCAATACAGCAGTTTACGTAGTTTGTGATGGTGGCTCTAAGCAGTTAGAAGGTATCTATGACAAGACTGTCGGTGGTATCAGACCCCTTAAAGACACTAAAGCTCCAAACCGTGACCTAAGACTGTATAAAGATGCAATCCAATCAGAGAATATCACAGTACTAGCAGTGGATGGATTAATGGGAACAGGTAAGACATCTACCATTGTTGAAGCATTAATTAAGAAGCATCTAAGTAATGTTCATTTACCAGACCATGTATTTGCAAGTGGTAACTGGAAACCAGACCCAGATGTACACAAGATACTTATCTCTAAGCCTGCTGTAAACGCTGGTGAAGAGGAATATGGTTTCTTACCTGGGGATATTAATGAGAAGATGATTCCTACTCTTCGTAACTACACCCAATATTTTGATAGAAACCATCAATCAGGTTTCAGTAACCTTAATACAGCTGGCTATGTTGAGGTACTACCCTTAGGATTCGTTCGTGGTATGGATGCAATGAATACTGACTTAGTAGTCGATGAATGTCAGAATACTAAAGAGTTAGTAACAATCGTATCTAGAAGGGCAGAGAATTCTAGAATATTTTTAATAGGAGATACTTCTCCATTCCAAATAGACCTTAAAGGGAATACCCCGACTAAGAATGGTCTCAATGACATCATTGACCTCTTACAGGGAGCAGAATACTTCCAGTATATTGAAATGAAATCCCTAGAAAACATCGTAAGAAGCTACGAGGTAAGGGATTTAGTGAGAAGACTGTTTAAGAAGCATGGTGCTAACCCTCAAGAGTGGCGTTCTTAGGTATTTCCAAGGTACACAAGGTGGGGTATTTGTTACCTCACCTTATATTAATGTAAGGGGGACTACACATGGCTATGACAAAGGTTCAGCTAATTACAGGTATTATCTATACTGAAGAGCCTGCTACTAAACTACGCTCATTCCTACAGGGTGGAGTTAAAACAGGAACATTCGTAGGATATACTGATGAGAATAAGACTGATAAGGTTATTGTAGCGGTTCATGCAATGGAATATATTTTTGTTAAGTAGAGGTCTCTAAAAAGAGACCTTTTCTTATGCAGGAGAGAGGTTTTGAGAATCTCTTTCTTTTAAGGTAAAAATCAAAGGAATGGAGAGATTCACATGACTTGTGAACGTGTAGCACCAAAGACCATTAATCTAGTACCAGAATCATACAATAACCCTAGAATACTAAGAGGGACTTGGATTTACTCCCATCCCACTAAACCAATGCCCTCCCTCCCATTTGTCTATAGATTTAGGGAGATTATAGCTCAAAGCAGACAGTGTGGGGATAACTCGCAGGTAGTATTTGATGCAATTACTAATTATCCTACTTTAACTAATAAAGTCAATTTAACCCTAGAACAAGTGGCAGATAATAGGATGACTAAGAGAAGGATGAACTACATGGATGGTTCACTAACTCTAAGTGCTACTGAGGAGAACTACCTAGCAGCAGCTAAGGAAGTTATAGACTCTCATTTTGCTGGGCTGTACTATAAGTATATGAGAAGTGGAACAGTTGTAGGATTGAAAATAAATACCTCTAGTAAGGCTATTTATGCTATGACTTGTGAAGTTAACAGTTTCCTAAATGAAGTGGTGCTTAGAGGGGGAAAACTAAGCTCAACCAGTGTATATAGAATTATGGGTATTCTAAATAAGAACTTTGAGTTATTACAGGAGGAATTGGAATGATTACACTTTTAGTGTTATGTATAGGATTATTTTTAGGTGCAGGTGCAATTTTGGTGTTAACAGGTATACAAATAAAGGGAGACAGTGAGTACATTGTCAACTTTACAATCGTGTGTATTCTCTTCATAGTGTTCTGGTTATCCCTTGGGGGTATAATTCAGAGCATAGTATATTTAATTACAGGGAGGTTTATCTAATGGCTTTTACATTAATGAAATGGAATGAACAATACGGTGGAGATGCTAAGTTTGTAGTGCGAGATGATGATACTGGTAAACAAAGTATGTTTACCCCTGGTAGAGCACAAGATGTCGTCTGGACTAACAGTGACTTAGCCAATGCACCAGAGATGTCTAAGTGGAGTGACTTTGGTGATGAAACAGTAGACAATTTAGAAGATGTAGCATTTTAATTGTGTAAGCCCTTACAATAGTAAGGGCTTATTTTTATTTAGAGAAGTCGGGAGGTGGGTTAGAATGGAGTTAATTATAAACATCAACAAAGCCAGAGTCCTTAATACAGGCAAACTAGTTAAACGTGCTGTTCAAGTAAAAGGACAGGGTGGTAGAACATTCACTCGTATGCAATGGATAAATCCTGATAAAGGTAAACCAGTAATGGAGACATCACATGAAGGACATGAAGACCCTCATGCACATAGAGTAGCTAACATGAGTCCTGAACAGAAGCATTCTATGGTCAATCATTTTGTATCTAATAATAGGGATGAAGCGAATGACCTAGCAATGACTACAGGACAGAAGAGAGCACCTTATGTAGCAGACCATCAGGTTACCCAGCACTTAATGGATCATGCACACAAGATACCTCATGAATACGTGAAAGACCACTTGGATAGTAAAGAGTCAAAGCCTAGTCTAAATGTAGTGGGAAGTGACCTTCCAGAGAAGGAAGTTAACAAGCGTATGGGTAAGGAAGGTAGCTTAGACTTGTCCAAACTCAATACAGGGGCTTCAATGTATGACGACGACATCTTTAAAGAAGATACAGAGTATGCTAGTGAGGAAGGTCTTAACCCAGAGAAGGAATTTAGACATGTATTCAAAGACGTTACTAAAGCTGGTATTGAGAATGTATTTTCTGACCCTAAGGGTAACTGGACTGCACAGGTATCAGGTTATGACCTATTCCAGGATGGGGATAACGTGAACTGTGGCTTAAACATGACCCTATACGACAAGGATGGGGAGAAGATGGGACATATCATACGTTCAGCTTACCATGACGCAGATGGCACTCTACAGATACACAATGATGAGATGGAGTTAAAGACACAGTATCATGGTAAAGGGGTAGCCCAAACTATATACGACAGGTCTGAACAACTATGGAGACACCTATCAGGTGGGCACAAGGTGGAGATAAACCTGACAGCCAATATCAGTGTTGGTGCATATGCATGGTCTAAGAAAGGCTTTGATTTTGCTAATGACAAGGAGCTAAAGATGGCTAGGGAAGAACTGAAACAATTCTGTAGAGGCAATGATATTAGCCTAGCAGATGTGCTTAAGAAGAGTGGACACAAGAGCGTAGATGATTTAAACCACTCATGGCAGTTCTCTACACTACAGAATGGTAAGTCCTATGAACTTGACAAAGTTATAGACCCTAAATATAAAAAGGACGTTGAAGGTAGAGAAGGTCATTTTGGTAAGGCTTTCATGCTAGGTGGACTAGGTATATGGGACGGTAAAAAGACACTAAACGATGACCATTCTTCAGAAAAAGTAGGTGAAATACATGGCAGAGCAACTAAAAAGAACAGCTAGAAAAGTACCTCATTACCGTCACGGTAGAGAAGGTATGAGTAGTGAAGGTGATGCTTGGATGCATCCAGAAGTGTTTGATGACGATTACGAACGAAAAACGAATTCTGACATAAGACGTTATATGAGTTCTCTGACGAAATCCAATCGTTTGGTTGTTGACATTAACAAGGCTGAAGCACCGAAAACTGGTAGGTCTTTGAATAGAGGAAAATTGGTTAAGAGAGCGGTACAAGTGAAAGGGAAAGATGGTAAGATGTTCACTCGTATGCAATGGGTAGACCCGAATGATGACCACCAAATACAGTCTCACCCTCTACACCAAGAGCCTTCACTGGAAGGTACTAAGCCTACTTCTTCTAAAGACCCTAGTGAGATGTCACGAGAAGAATACGTAGACCATCACGTTCGTAAGAAGATGTCTAAAGAAGAGAAATACGATATGCTAGAGAAACATGGTGTTGAATGGAAGCGAAATAACCATGAAGCTATTGACCATAAGAATGCTGTAATGGCTCTTAAAAATCATCTATTAAAGAATCCTCACCTTATTGGTGCACACAACAATAAGGAAGCAAAGGACATTGAGAAGCCAATAACAGGTACAGATGATGAGAATGAGTTCTGGAATATGTGGGATAAGGCTGACAGAGAGGGTTCATATGAGCTTATGCGTAAGCTGGGTATTATCGAAAAGGATGAGCAAGACCCTAGATTCGACCCTAATGTAAAGGAAAATATGAAGCCTATTAAGCACTTACTGAACGTTACTCGCTTGAAGAAGCATCTACGTGAGAATAGACATCTCATGACTGACCCTGAGTATCTTCCTACAAAGGATACAAATGCAACTAAGGCTGCTAAAAAGCAATTAGAAGATAAGAAACAAGGTATCAAGCCATCTCCTGCACAAGCAGGTGGTAATGATGTCCACACCATCTTAGCCAATATGCCTAGGGAACAGTTGTATAAGCTTATGAAGGATGCAGGTATAGCAGATGAAGACCCACTTATCACAGGAGATAAGATGGCAGGGGTTAAGCACCACCTTAATATGATTAAGTTCAAGAAGCACCTAGAACACCACCCTGAGATACTAACTCACAATCCTGATGGTTCTCTTACAGAAGGTGAGAAAGAACGTATTGCTTCCCTACCTGAAGAGGCTAAAGAACGTGACCGTATTAAGAGCTTTGTGTCTGATATGTCTCAAGAGGACGTAGAGGATGCACTAGACAAATACTCTGACCATGATGCAGTTAAGAGTAGGACTAAATCTGACCATGAGGGTATTAACAGTATGCATGCAAAGGGTGCTCTAGTTAAAGTATTCTCTGAAGATAAGGAAAGAATGAAGCCTTATCAAAAAGAAGTAAGTGCTGACAGACTAATGAAGATGCGTATTGGTAATAAGGTTATGGGTAAATTCCTACGTCATGCATTTGGCTTCAAGGGTATAGGAGACCTAAAAAGACCTGAAGATGATGAGTTCCGTACTACAGAGTGGCAATGGCATGGTAATGGTGGTAGTGGCTCTGCTATGATGGAGAAGAACGATGATGGAGATGCAGTACTAACTGTTATAGACTATGGGGAAGATGGTCAAGGGTGGAACGAATTCCAAGTCCCTCTACAGGAGGTTAAGGACTTTGTAGACGATTTGAGAAAAGGGAACGAACAAAAGAAAAAGGTTGAGCAGAAGGAAGTTCCCCTACAGAAGAAGCCAGCAGACCAGATAGAGAAAGCCCTAAACGAGAGTTTCGAAAAGAACTACACTCCAGAGGTTGGGGAGGTCATGAAGTCCCACTTTACTAAACTGTGGAATAATGCAGACCGCTCTGGAAAGATTAGTGACATCGTGAAGAAGTCTATGAATATGACTAAGGGTACTATGAGGAACTTACTTAAAGAATGGGGTGTTCCAGTCTCTCCTACAGGAGATATTATTAAGACTAACGACCCTAACTTTAAGTCTATGGTATTCAAGGATGAGATTCAAGATAAGAAGTCTAAGAGTGCTATGGATTACCTTAAAGCAGCAGACATAGGAGTAGACCGCAAAGCTACACCTGATGCTCCCTATGACCCTTATGTACTACACGAATCAGCTAAGAACTGGACAGAAGGGGAGAAGGCACAGGCACGTAAGGAGCTATTAAAGAATGCAATTCATGTTAAGACGGGTATTACACATGAAGACCATGACAAACGTATAGCAAAACTTACAGACCACCTTCATTCATCTACGACTCATATACCATTTGACTTGATGAGTCACTTAATGGCAAATGGTATGAAAGTTAAGTTCTCTGATGTAGATGCTCACGGTAATGCTCACACAGGGGCTAACTACAATGGTAAGGACAATGCTATTTATCTTGACTCTCAGTACTATCATTCTACGTCAGTGTTTAAAGACCATCCACATGACCACATACCAGAGAAGACAGAACATCCTACTATCAAGGGAGCTAAATACGGTCACTGGAGTATAGGAGAGAATATGGTGCATGAATCTGCCCACGCTATTGACAGATTCCTAAGTGGTGGGGATTCCTACCTAAACTGGGATAAAGGTCAAGGTAGTACTTATGCTAAAGACCATTTAAATACTGTTCCTGAACATTATAAGAAGAAAGTTGAACAGTCTAACCCTGATAAGGAGATTAGATACAGCAAGGAAGGAAAGTATTTTTATGTTTTAGATGAGTGGATGTCCAACTATGAGGGACGTGTCTATGGAGAGTATCAAAAGCTAAATCCCGATTACGTTCACTCTGACAATGGTACAGGTAAGATGTATGATAAGAAGTTCCAAGGTGTGGAAGGTATGCATGGTACTGAACACTGGGCTGAATCGGTAGCAGGTTATGGTAATGCTATTCACTCTTACCAACGTTGGAAAGATATGAATCCAGGTAATAAGTCTACATCCATGGATGAGTGGGCTGAACAGATGCATAAGCAGTATTCACAAAAGGGCTTTGGTACAGCTAATGCAGAAGGTCAAAACTATAAAGCTGGTACAAGCACTAGACCAATGGAATCTTATGGATGGCAATACCACACAATGAAACAACACTATCCTGAACTATTTGGTGCAATGCAGTCCATCTTTAATAGACCCGACTTTTTAGGAAGTAAGGGACAGAGCCGAACAGAGTCAATTCAGCATGGAAACTCAGCTAAGAAATCTCTAGGCTTATTCGTTGATTTGGGAGGGAGCAAGGCATGAAGGTAGTTATTCACAAAGACGGAAAATTAGGTACGGTAAAATATAGCAAAGATGGTCAAGCTATGGTGAGCCACCCTGATGCTAAGGTTAGGAAGGATGTAAAGGATTACTTGGATACTGAACGAGAGTTTACTGTAGCAAACCCTAATACAGACCCTGATGTAGTTGGTTCTAGGAGGAAGCTTTATGCTTCCCCTAAAGCCAATGAAGATACAATGTCTATGGCTTTATGTGAGATGTTCCACCATACAGGGGTGCATGTAGACTGGTCTGGTAAGTTATCTAAGGATTTCTTAGGACAGAAGGACAAGAACAGTAAGGCAGATAAGCCTATTGAAAAATCAACAGTAGACGATTTCGATATTATAAACTAGGAGGGCTAACATGAACGATGACACTTTGTTGGTAATATCGCCCAAGCTTATGGACATCCAGAAGGGTAAGAGTGACCGTAATGGATTAGTACAACAGATACTAACATATGTACGAGATGGTAGAACAATAACTCGTAAACAGTGGGTACGTAGTGAGTTTGCAGACCACGCTAAGAAAAATGAGGAAGAAAAGAAAGACGTACTATTACGTGAGCAAGAAAGGGAAAGACGTAAGGAAGCTAAGAAGAATGATGAACAGAATGCGAAAATGGCTACTCAAGATAAACGAGCACGTAAGAAGAAGATAAAAGAGAAGGAAAAGATGGAAGGGCATGGGGAAGGTACTAAGCATGTTATCCATGTAGGGGAATACGCTAAGAAGCTAGCAGACCAAAAGAAAAAGCGTATGCAGGAAGAGAAGGATAAGAAGCATAAGCAACAAGGCGATAAGAAGAAGGATAACAAGAAGAAGGATAAACATGGCTCCTTTGGACAGGCTAAACAGACCAGAGAAGATAATAAAGCAAGTGACAATATGTCTCTTGGTAAGTAGCGTACACGTAAGTGTATGCTATTTTTATTGGCTTTGCGAATTTTATTCTAAGAGAATAATGTGTATACCCCTTTTAATTTATAGTAGGAGGTGCTAGTAATGGGGCTTTGGAACTCACTAGGTAATTTACTAAACGTAAATATGCCGAACTACCCTGATTCAACAGACCTAAGCAAGTCTATGAATCAGCATGAAGACATAATGAAATCTGAAAGAGCACGTGACCCTAAGTTTGTTATAGAAGATCCACTATCAATGCTATCCCAACTAGGATTCAAGGATAAACCGTCATCATTGACATTCGATACGTTGAAGAAGATGGCAGTACGAAATTCAGTGGTTGCTTCTATTATTACAACGAGGGTTAACCAGGTGGCTAGTTTTTCACAGCCATCTAGATTTACTAAGGATGGTGTAGGGTTTGAAATAACACTACGTGACCCTAACAAAACTCCCTCTAAAGAAGAAATGAGCATGATTCTATCCCTAGAGTCATTTATAGAGAACTGTGGTTTCACCTATGACCCTGCTAGGGACAACTTTGATACATTCCTTCGTAAGATAACTAGGGACTCTCTAACGTATGACCAGTTGAACTTTGAGACTGTACCTGATAGAAGAGGGTTACCAGCAGAGATATATGCGGTAGATGCTTCTACAATTAGGGCAGCAGAGATGGAAGACCCTACTCCAGATACTGGGGTTACTTTTGCTGACTTTAAAGGTAACAGTACACAGAACAAGTTCGTACAGGTACTTAATGGTGCTATCATTGCAGAGTTCACAGGATTAGAATTAGCGTTTGCTGTACGTAACCCTAGAACAGACATCAATATTCAGCCCTATGGTCACTCTGAGCTAGAGGTTCTTATACACCAAATAACTGCACATTTATGGGCAGAAGAGTATAACTCTAAGTACTTCTCTCAAGGAGGTACTACAAAGGGTATCTTGAATATCAAAGGTCAGAATATAAGCAAGGAACAGTTAGACGCTTTCCGTAGACAGTGGACTGCTCAAATCGCTGGTATGACTGGTGCATGGAAGACCCCTGTAGTATCTGTTGATGGCTTAGAATACGTTAACGTATCCCAATCTAACAGAGAGATGGAGTACGAGATGTGGATGAACTACCTTATCAACATATGTTGTGCAGTATACCAAATTGACCCTGCTGAAATAAACTTCCCTAACCGTGGAGGTGCTGGAGGTTCTGGTGGAGGACTAGGTGAAGGTGGTATTGAAGACCGTCTTAAAAACTCTAAGGACAAGGGATTACGACCAATGTTAAGCTTCTTAGCTAACGTAATTAATCGTTATATTGTTCGTAGATTCTCCAATAAGTTTGTATTCAACTTTGTAGGACTTGATAAGGAATCTGAGAAGTCTAGATTAGAGGTGCAAGATAAACAAGTACGCTCATTTAAGACTATTAACGAGTTACGTAAGCAACGTGGTATGGAGCCTATTGAAAATGGGGATGTTATCCTAGACCCAACATTTATAAACTACGTAATGCAGAAGGAAATGGCACAAGAGGCAGAGCAACAAGGTGACCCTAATGACCCTAATGCAGGAGCAGGAGAAGAGCCACAAGAGGAGCAAAGCCCAGAAGAGGTACAACAGGCACAAGAGGATGACCAAATACACCAGTCTATAGACCAGCAGTATAGTCAATGATAGTATATGTGTTATAAGGTCTATAACTGATTTTATACTTTAGATACAAGGGGGTGAAGTGATGGCAGATTTATTTAAGTTTAGCGTAAGTGCTGATGCTGATATACAGAAATCTTCAGAAGAGGGTAAGCGTATTATACGTGGTTATGCTTCTACTGAAGATGAGGATAGACAAGGTGAGTCTATGGTTCAGAAGGGCTTAGACATTTCTGACTTCCTTAATCACGGGTACTTCAACTATGACCACGATAACAGTGTAATTATGGGTTACCCTTACCCTACATGTAGGGTGGATGACAAAGGATTATATGTTGAGGGTGAGTTGTTCAAGGGAATACCACAGGCAGATAGGCTTTGGGAGTTAGCTATAGCTTTGAAGAAGTCTAATGCTCCTAGGAAAGTAGGCTTCTCTGTCGAGGGTAAGGTTATGGAGCGTGATGGAAGTCGTATTCTAAAGGCTAAAATTTATAATGTGGCAATTACAACCAACCCAGTTAATACCCATACATCATGGGAGGCGGTTGTTAAGTCTTTCAATGCACCTTCTCACATACATGTAGATGAGGTAGAGAAAGCCCTATCCGCAGGTTATGAAACTGACCCAGAGGATATGGAAGGTGGAGAGACGTTTCGTAAGGAAAGCCTAGACAAAGACTTAAAGAACTTGTCGTATGTGATAGATAACGACGATAAGAAGAAAATTCTTAAAGAGAAACTTGCTAAGAAGTCGTTAACTACACGAGAAACAATTGTATACTTACAGTTAACTAAAGGCTACTCTAGAGCAGAAGCTGAAGCCTTCATTAAAAAGGCTATAAATTAAGGGGGTATATAGAATGGCTAATATCAATCCGTTAGATGCAGATATCAACAAGTCATTAGATGAGTTAGAGCAGTTGGCAGAGAACGTAAAGAAGAGTACGGCAGAGACTACTGAAAAGTTATCTAAAGGTTTAGATAATGATGAGGTAGCACCTGAAGAGGTATCTGAGGATTCTCCTGAACAGGGTAACGAGGGAGAAGAAGCACCTGAAGAAGGCGCACCAGAGGGTAATGAAGCTCCAGCAGAAGACGGAGATGTAGATGCTGATACAGAAGCTGAAGAAGATGCTAACGAAGATGAGCCTGTAGAGAAGTCATTAGAAGACACTTTAAAATCTAATGATGGCGTTCGTAAGGCACTAGAAGTTAGCGAATTCTTAGATGAGTTAGTTAAAGGCTTATCTTCAGTACTCACTGGACACTCTGATGAGTTACAGAAGTCTATTGATAGCACTAACCAATCTAACCAGATCATAGCTAAATCTATGTTAGGTATTGTTAAGTCTCACCAAACAATCGTATCTAGCCAAGAGAACCTAGCTAAGTCTATTGCTGAGTTAAGCAACCGTATGGTGAAAGTTGAAACAACTCCAACTGTACGTAAATCAGTGCCATCTGCTAACACTAAAGTGTTACAAAAATCCTTTGAAGCTTCTAATGGTGAAGCACCTAAGCAAGAAGAAGGACTAAGCAAGTCGATGGCTATGTCTAAGTTGACTGATGCGATACAAAAAGGACAAGGCGACTTGACTATGGATGTACTAGCATTAGAGTCTGGCGCTAATATTAGTGACCTATCGTCTAACGCTAAATTACTATTAGGTTCTAACAATTAATCGGAGGTGCAAAACACATGTTTCCTAACTTAGAAAACGGACAAGGTTTCGGTACGGCTACTCAGGCAGATGTGGATAATCTTAATAAAGCCTTATCAGCAGGTCATGAGGTCAACCCTCTTGAACTACAGGGCGGTGGAGCGTTCCGAGTTGAATCTTTAGAGAACAGCTTAAAGGTTCTAACTTATGGCGACCAACATATTAAATTCTGGAAGAAGATTCCTAAACAGACTGCATACTCTACTGTAGAGCAATACGGTCAATTACTAGACTACGGACGTAACCAAGGAGCGTTCGTTGGTGAGGGTATGTTACCAGATACTAACGACTCTACTTACGCACGTAAGGCAGCATTCGTTAAGTTCTTAGGTACTACTCGTGAAGTTACACACCCAATGACATTAGTAAATAGTGCATTCGGTAACGTTGTAGCTCGACAAAACCAAGACGGTATCCTTTGGATGCTTAAACAAGTGGAGCAATCTCTATTCTGGGGTAACTCTAAGTTAAAGCCAGGTGGAGAAGAAGGTCGTGAGTGGGACGGTTTAGTAAACCTTATCGATAAAGAAAATACTATCGACTTAAAAGGTAACTACTTAGAAGAGCACCATATGAACTGGGGCGCTCAAATGATCATCCAGAACTACGGTACTCCAACTGATATGTTCTTACCATTCGAAGTTATGGCACAGTTCTCTCAAGAGTTCTTCCCTAAAGAGCGTGTGTTAATGCCAACACAACAAGGCTACCAAGCTGGTGTGGTTGTTAACAAATTCATGACTCACGGTGGAGAAGTAGAGTTCAGCCCTGATATCTTCTTAACAAAAACTAAGCCATTAAGCATGAATGCTTCTAGCTATAAAGCTCCTGCTGTAGGTACTTTAGCTGGTGCATTAGACGCTTCTGGTACTGCTGGTGACTTTGCTAAGCAAGGTGGCGGTGTATACAAATATGCTATCACATTAAATAACGACCACGGTGAGTCTATCCCATCTAACGTTGTAGCTGTTACAATGACAGGTTCAGACTTAGCTAAGGGAGTTAAGCTTACTATCACTAACCCTGCTTCTACTGCATTCCCAGTTGATTACGTTCGTGTATATCGTTCTGAGAAAGATGGCAACCAGTTATATGAAGTTGCTAAGTTTGCAGTAACGTCTCAAGGTAGTGCAGCGACTACTGTATTCACTGATAACGGTGAAACAATCGCTAACACGTATACTTCATTCATGGGTGAAATGTCTCCAGAGATTATCGGCTTTAAACAGCTAGCTCCTATGATGAAGATGGATTTAGCTACGCTTGGTCCAGTTATCCGTTGGATGATTTTAATGTACGGTGTACCTGTACTTTATGCTCCTAAGAAATGGATGAAGTACACTAATATTAAAGCTGACGTACCAGGCTTCATTGGTGCTTAATATAAATAAGTGATCGCATAGGAGGGAGTGGACTTAGTTCACTCCCTTTTATCATGCCCTACGATACGTTGATTATATTATTATAAACTATTAGGAGGTATTTACTATGGCTAAGGTACAAAACATTCTATTACGAGGTCAAGAGGTAATGTTATCTACGGGAGCAGTACAGTTTGATGAACACGGTATTGCGGAGATTGAATCAGAAGAAGTGTACAACGGTGTCCTTAAGCTAAAGAACTTCTTTGCAGTAGAAGAGGCTAAAGAGGAAGTTAAGGAAGAAGTTAAAGAAGAGCCTAAGGAAGAAGCAAAAGAAGAGGAAAAGCCTAAGGCAAAAGCACCTGCTAAGAAAACTGCTGCTAAATAATAGGAGGGGTACACATGGACTTATATGTCAAGTATGAAGACATAAATGCCCAATTCCTAGTTGAGAACTACCTATTTGGGGTTCCATTAGAAGACCTATATGGCAATAAGATGGGTGAGGGCTTACTGGAGCATTACATTAAGTCAGCTATACTTTACACACAACGTATGTTGCAGGTCATCATAGAGCCACAAGATATAGAGGGTGAAGTGCATGACTACTACCAAAATGACTTTATGAGCTGGTCTTTCCTACAGTTACACAAGAGACCTATCATAGAGGTACACAAGCTACAAATGAATTTTGGTACCTATAATGCGGCAGAGATACCTAAGGATTGGATACGACAATATGAAATTCCTGGACAAATTCAGCTATTCCCTACTTCAGGTAGTGCAGGCAGTATGATTATAGCTCAGAATGGCTCATTCTTACCATTGGCTCTAGGACAATACTCTAGTGCTCCTGGTATATGGAGAGTTAGCTATAAAGCAGGTATGGAAAAGATTCCTCATGACTTAGTAGAGTATATCATGAAGCGTGCTTCTATTGGTATCCTTCAGGTATGGGGTGACTTAATCATCGGTGCTGGTATTGCCAACCAGACTATCAGTATTGACGGTCTATCTCAGTCTATTGGTACTACACAGTCTCCAGAGTTCTCTGGTGCTGGTGCTCGTATTAAAAACTATTCAGATGACATGAAAGACCTAGAAAAACGCTTAAAGGATACTTATTTAGGTATAAGTATGGGTCTTCTATAGGAGGGAATTAGGATGACACAAGAATATCCATATAACCTCCCTACTGGTAACCAAGTTCGGGCTGACCTAAAGCCCGAACTATTTGATTCAGCTATATTACAAAAAGGTTACACTGTAATATGGGAACAAGGTATGTTCTGTCCTTGTATTGATATGAGGTCTGGTCAACCTAGTTACGCTTGCCCTATGTGTGGTGGCAAAGGCTATACATACTTTGGAGCAAAGGAAACTAAGTCTTTGATCACTAGTATCAGTGGTAACAAAGACCAAGACCATATTGGTCTCAATGAACAAGGTTCAGCTTACCTTACTCCTTTAAGTACAGATATGGTAGGGTTTAGAGATAAATTCACCTTAGTAGACTTTGATATAAAGTTCTCTGAAGTAATAGCGAGGGATGAAACTAAGTTCGATACTCTAGATTACCAAGCCTTAAAAGTTATTATGGTCAAGTCTCTAACCAAGGAGTATGTAGAAGGCTTTGATTATATAGTAGCAGAGGATGGTAAGAAAATAGAATGGCTAACTCCAATGCCCACTAAAGAGAGATACTCAATCCTTTACACTACCAGACCCGTGTATATTGCTATTGGTCCAGTACATGACCTTAGAGGTACTTATACAATGGCGAAAGGTGGAGGGGTAGAGAGCTTTGTTAGACTTCCTTCACAATTCCATATCAAGAGGGAGGACTTACTAGATGAAACTTTCAATGCAAGTTGAGGTAGGTAGTCTAGTAGATATCCTAAAGGATGTAGAAAAGGATGTAAAGCGTGATACTGGAGAAGACCAATTCTATATACAGAATCCTCAATTTAAACAGGATGAAGGAGCGGTATCCAAACCTATAATGCAGGTTAAACCAGAAACTCCTACTCCTAAGAAAGTTAAGCTGAAGTGGGGGAGGAATTAATAATGATTCCTTTAGTAGAGGATTATATTATTGAGAATATAGAAGAACGCTTGAAAGTGTTGAGAGCTAACCCTTCTGCTATAAGCAGGATTATACCGCTTGGCAAGGAAAGACTTGACATGATAAGCAAATATATAACTAAGAAAGAAATTCTTCTAAAGAAGGGCTACCCTAGAACACCTGCGGAGCTACCTTGTATCTGTATCATGCTATCTACGGAAGATGAGACAGAAGAGGGCTTAGGGGATACAGGGTTTAGTGGAAACGACTCATCCTTCCTTACTGTAGGCTTACCTGTTAAATACGGAACACTAGGATGGGAAGTTCAACTAACAAAGCCAAATGTCACAAAAGTTCATTCTATACGCCATAATGATACAGGCATGGTTATAGATGATTATGATGTTGACTATGCTAAGTCTAAAATTATTATTCGTGAGGACTTTGTAATGGAAGACGATATGGTTACCATTGAGTTTTCTTACACTAGTGGGGCACAAGAGACAGTACGAACGATGTTTGAAGCTGAGTATAGAATAGAAATATGGACGGAGAACGGAGACCTTACAGTAGACCTGTACCACTTAGTTAAGTGGGCAATGCTCTCTGGTAGGGACTTCCTTATAGATAAGAAAGATATCTATAGACAAAAGCTCTCTGGTGGTGATTTTGAACCAGTACGTAGCTTTGAACCAGCGTTTGTATACAGAAGGGCATTAACCTTCTGGTGTCAATTCAGTGTAGACCCTATCAAGAACATACTTGATGACGACCTACATGTAGTTACAGAAGTCCATGTGAATCAAGAGTATTATAACAGGGAGGATTCATAATGGCTACTAAAAAAGAGGATACAAAAGTAGTACCTGTTGAAGAAATTCCTCAATCTCGTATACATTTCCGTGAGTTCATACAGTTGCACACAAACCTAGACGCTGTTACCAGTGCAGGATTTAAGTCTACCTGTGGCTCTACTGAATGGATGTATCTAGAAGAGTGGCAGGAATACTTAGACAAGTATAAATCAATATAAGAGAGGTGTTTTAAATGGCTTACGAAAACTCTGGTATTACGTTTAACGGACGTAGAATTATCCATCCAGGTGCTTATGATCGCATAGACACTAGTGCTATGACAGCTTCTACTCCTGGTAGTTTAAACCGCCCTATCTTAATCGGTACTGCTGATGCAGGTGAAGCTGGTAAGGTAATGTGGTGGACAGACCCTAGTAAGGCAAGAGCGTACTTTAAAAATGGTGACCTACCTACTGCGGTTGAATTAGCATTCTCTCCACTACCTGAAGGCGGTGGCGGTGCATCTATCGTAGGTACTTTACTAGTAAACCCTACAGTTGCAGCTACTAAAGATGTAGGTGGGGGTAAGTGGACTGCTAAGGAATTTGGCTCTATCGGTAACGAAATCCAAGTTAAGATGGAAGATGGTACTCTTTCAGGTACTAAGAAAGTTTCTATATACCGCTTCAGTACTAATGATGTTGAATCTTGGGATAACATTGGTGCTATCTTAGAGGTAAACTATACAGGAACTAAGGCTTATGCTGAGATTGCTGTAAACGCTGGCGTTGTCACTACTAAAACTGGTGCTGATTCCGCTACTGCTACTGTTGACTTAACTGTAGATGGTAAGTTACCACAATACAGCACAATTGATGCTTTAGTATCATACATCAATAGCATGTCTGGGTATTCCGCTCGTGTTATCAACATTGCTGATGCTAAGATGCCTGTAACCGCTTTGGATACAGTTACAGCTGTAACTATCAAGAGTGCTCCTAAGACTCTACTATCTGCTAAAGTGGGTATCGAGACGCGTGTAAACGTATCATCTCTGTTGGTTAGTGTGGCTATGACTGGCACTCCAGCAAACTTCCCATGGACTTACTTAGCAGGAGGACAAAAGGGTACCACTCCTACTTCATGGTCAGCACACTTTGGCACACTGCGTAAGGAGTTCTTCGACTTACTTTGTGTCCTATCTCCAGATAGTGCAATCCATGCAGAAGCAGCAGCACATGTACAAGTGATGGAAACACGTAGACAGAAGCAATACTTATTCTTCGGTGGTGCAGGGGATGACCTTACTAAACCAGAAGATAAGACTACGGCTAAACAACGTGCATCTGCAATGAACTACCGTAGAGCAGTTCTTTGCTACCCATCAATTTACCATCCAATAGTAGAGAGTGGTAAGAAATTATTACCAGCATATATGACTGCTGCTATGGTATGTGGGCGTGTAGCTGGAGTACCAACTTCAGAGCCTATCACGTTCGACTTCTTCAATATCTCAGGTCTAGGCGTAGACTTAGTTGCAGGTGACCCAGATATTGATGAATTAATCGCTTCAGGTGTATGTGTAATGGAACGAGTTCAGAATGGTGGAATTCGCCTAGCACAGGGTGTAACAACGTATCTTGGACCAGTACGTACGCCTAACGTAGAGATTAGTACAGGACGTACAGCAGATGAAGTTTCTGACCGTGTTACAAACAGATTAGAAGACACATTCGTAGGTTCTAGCTCTGCGATTGCTACTAACTCTTCTGTAACTACAGAAGCTACTAACGTTCTAGACGAATGTACACGTGAGAAGTTAATTCTTGGATACCGTAACATTCGAGTACGATTCGAAGGTACTGCTGTATATGTTGATTATGAAGCTGCTATTACAGAGCCGATTAACTTCATCCTAGTAACATCTCACTTTGTTCCATCTAGTACGTTTAACAACTTAGTAGAGGGGCAACAAATTTAAGGAGGTGACTACCTATGGGAATGGTAGATAAACAGACGGTACACGCTGGTCATACCATAAACATCCGTATTCGTGGTGAAATCGTTGGTAGGATTCAGGGTTTAGATGGTGAGCGTGATTTCGGTACAGAAGGTGTATACGAAATCGGCTCAATGATGCCACAAGAACACGTACACAACAGATACACTGGTTCTGTAACATGTGAGAGATTCTTCGTACGTAAGAAAGACCTTGCACGTATAGGAATGGCTTCTGTTGGTGAAGAGGTATTAAAGAAAGATGTTATCACTATTGAGGTAGTAGATAAGTATACTAAAGAGATTGTTCGTTCTTACCACGGATGCTCTATTGGTAACTATCGTGAGAACTTCCGAGTTAACGCTATCGCAGGTGAAAACGCTACTTTCCAATATCTATATGCAAGCTAATAGTACTAACAATAGTAGGAGCAGGAGTATAATTTACGTACTCCTGCTCCTATTTTTATTATGAATTAAAACTCAAGGAGGTATTTATATGTCAGAAATTAAGACAATCACATTAACGACTTTAGAAGGTATCAATGAAGGGGATAAGCGAACTCACTTATTTGATGTAGACTTTACAGACGTAAACCCGAAATTCAAAGGCAGATTTATTGTACACCAACCTAACCTTATGGAACAGTTAAAAATTGGACGTGTGTATACTGCCCTAACTGGTGGATTACCAGTAGACCAACACACTGACAACATTGCTACTATCTTATCAACACTGGATATAGTTATTGATGAGAAGCCTGAATGGTTCATAGCTACAGATGCATCAGTAGACTACCCTATCATGGAAGCAGTGTACATGGAGTACTTGGAATGGACTAACACCTTTCGTAAGCCAAATAAACCAAGTGACAATGAAAGCAATAGCGGAGACCAACCAAGCTAGGTTTGAATGGTGGGTACAGACTGAATTTAAGGTCTTACCCACTGACCCTAAGTATCAAGCCTTAACCCAGATGCAGTTGGACTTAATGTATGAACATTACTTGCTAGATAATCCTCCAGTGGAGGAGGAAACTAAGCCAGCCAATGACCCTACTTATAAAGAAGATGAGCCTGAACAGTACGATGACCCAGACTTCAAGCATGTATGGGACAATATGGACGATGACAAGGCTGTACATGGGGAAGAGGTTAAGAAAAAGGACGAGTTTGAGGAGGTGTAGTGAATGGCTAGAGATAGGCAGACGGATGCTAATATCAAGTTCAATGCCGACACTAGGGATGCCCTTACTGACATAAAACAACTGGAAGCTAAGGTATCTAAGCTGAAAGACTTGGCTAATCAAGGTGACCAGATGCAGGGGGGCTTACTCTCCTATAGACAAGTTTCTATGTACAGAAAGATCCTAGATGAAACTGAGCAATTGTATAACCAATATTACAAGAAATTAGAACGTATGGATACAGAGCATACCCGTAAAATAGAGGAAAACCAAAAGAAGATTAAGAAGTACCAAGAACAGGTTAGAAACTCTCAAGGTGGTAACAAGTGGGGTGATGTGGCAAGCCCTAGAGTACAGCAACATCATCAAGACAAGCTAGACCGAGCTGTATCAGAGAGGGATAGACTAAACTCTGGCTCTAATAGTGCAGAGTTGGAACGTTTACGTAACGTTGTAAACCAGATGAATCCTTCTATGCAGAATCGTAATGATAACCGTGACCGTATAGATAAGATGCATGAGCGTAATCCTGGTTTAGAACGTACTGTGTATGGTGCCACTTCTGCTGTAGGTTCAGCAGGTCTCATAGCTAGTATAGGTGGGATGTTCAACTATGGTCAGAGATATGCTGATATCTTAAGACCACAGGAGCTACAGGCTTCACAATTAGGTCAGAAGATTGGCTATGGTAAAGAGGGAAATGATGAGACCTTCCGTGCAGATGCAGTAGAGGTAGGTTTGAAGAATCAGTATAAAGCAGGGGAAACTCTACAAACACAAGCTGTTCTTGCTATGGGTGGTAGAACTGACCTTAAAAAGCTAGGTGCTGATACTGAGGCATCACAGACCTTTGGACGTAGTACTGGTACTGACCCTAATGAAATAGCTAATATGGGTAGCATGCTTCAACGTATGGGAGCTATGGATGAAGGACAAATGAAGCGTCTATCAGACATGATAGGTGGGGCGGTAGCCAAAAACAAGATGAGTGGGCGAGAAGAGGAAATGATGAGAGCAACATCATCCCTAGCTCAATCAGTGAGTAGAGGTCTACCATCCTTTAGCGATGGTCAATTCAAGAACATGCTTTCCAGTCAGGTTATGTTAGGTAATCTAGCTCCAGAGCTTAAAGGGGAACGTGGTTCTAAGTTACTAGGTACAATGGATGCAGGTTTCAAAGAAGGTAACCATACCCTAGATGTATTAATGCGTAATGGTAACTCTGACTTCTTAGGAGTAGAGGGTACTTGGAAAATGAAACTGCAACAAGAAGAGGGTATATCCAACCCTAAGAACGTCACTGACTTAGTGAAAGGCTTAAAAGCTACTTATGGTAAAGATGTACTAAAGACTAGTCAAGGTCAAGCAGTAGCAGGTATGTCTTTATCTCAAGGTCTTGGTGTATCTAAGCAAGAGAGTAAGAAGCTTATAGACTCTGGATTCTTAGAGCAAATGGAGCAGGGTAAACTACCTACTTCTAAGGAGCTTGAACAAGCAGGTATGAAAGACCTAGCGAAAAAGGCAAAAGATTGGGATAACGCTGAATCCAAGAACTGGACAGGTAATGAAGCAGGGTATGAAAAGACTGGTACTGAAACTGGTGGTAACATCTGGGCAGGTACTTCTAGTGTCGTTGGTAATGCTCTAACTTCATTGAATCCTTGGGTTATGTTCGGTGGTATGTCAGCTATGGCTCTAGGTGGCTCATACATGACAGGTAAGTATGGGGGCAGAGGTGTTTCTAGAGGTCTAACTAGAATGCTTAATCCTAATATAGGTCAGCAACGTGGAGCGGTACCTAGAGCAGGTAACTTCATGGGTAATATTAAAAACACTGCTGGTGGCATGTGGAACGCTACCAAAAATGGTGCAGGTAGCTTATGGAATGCTACTAAGAGCGGTGGCTCTAAAGCATGGAATTGGGGTAAAAACCTATTCAAAGGTGGAGGAGGCACCCCTCCTACTGGGGGAGTACCTGCTAGTAGTAGCGGTCTGTGGAGCAAGTTAGGAAAGGTAGCTGGTCCAGTAGGTACAGCTCTGTCTCTAAAGTGGGCTGCTGATGCAGGGGATGAAGCTGGTGACTGGTTATTTGGTCATAGTAAGGGGGATATAAAGTCTGACCAACCCCTGACTAATATAGGCAAAGAACCACTACGTCACACAGATGATAGAAAGAGTGCATTCAGACGTGGTTGGGAATGGATGTCTGGTAGCGGTGATGAAGAGGACAAGAAAAAGGAAGAGAAAAAGAAAGAAGAGAAACCTGTACCTAAATCTGAGAAGACAGATACTCCTGTACCAAAGGCTGAAGAAGGTAGCACTGAAACACCTAAGACAGAGGGAGATAAGGGCACTGACAGTTCTAAGAAAGAGCTGAAGGTGGACAGTATCAATGTTAAGGATAAGGCTATGCAGGATTATCTGAATCAGAATAGAGACAAGTCAAAAGACGTATCTTCTAGTTCTAAGTCTGATAAAGATGTTGACACTAATGTTAAGCTGATTAAGATAGAACACACTGTCCGAGTAGAATGGACAGGCACTAAATTAGCTCCAGATAATGAGTACAAGGTTTCTAATAGTATCTCTGACTACTTCACTAACGCCACACAGATTCTTATGGGCAAAGGTGGAGGAATGGGGGGAGCACCTGCTATGGGTGGTATGAACCTATCCAGAGACCAAAGCCGAGAGTAGGAGGGTATATCATGGCAATTCAACGATATAAACCTAATGCCGAAGTTATTTTCTATACTGAAGAGGGTCAGCTAGTAGCAAGGGGTGTGGCTGACCCTAACAGTAAGGTTGACAACGACATAGTTGCAATCTATACTAATAGAGACATGGGTGAGGATGCACCAGTGTTCAATATAAGTCTTACTAACGCCAAGGCTTGGCATAGGTGGATTACTGCTAATGATATGTTAATTATCAAAATGAGCAGACCGCCTGAAGCCTTGGCTGAAGTTATGTATGGGCTAGTAGACTGGGCTGGTAAGACAGTGGACGCTAACAGTGATTCTCCCTCTCGTACTATTTCAGTAAAGGGCAGAGGGTTTGCTAAAGCATTTATACAATTTGATATTGGTATTGTGCCAGAGGCACAGTTCAATATAGAAAAGCTAGGATGGGTTCAAACTCTAGGTATTACTCTAGACCAAGCAACCCCAGATGAGCTAGCAAAAGCAGCATACGAGAAGATAGCTAAACCTTTCATAAACTATAAGTGGAAAGGCTCTAAAGCCTTATTCGACATAATGAAAACTAAGTTTAGTTCGAGAAAAGACATGAAACTTCTAGATACTTCTGGTTTAATGGCTTGGCAAGGTAGTTTGCTAGGTATGTACAATGCCATAGCAGAGAAGCCTTTCCATGAGATATTCTATGAAATAGAGGGTGGCTCACCTACTATGTTTATTAGGGAAACCCCCTTCAATAAGGACAAGTGGGATAAACTGCCTTCTGTCAGCATAGGTGACCAAGATGTAGTTAATGATGATACAGGTAGAGGAGACTTAGAAACTTACACAATGTTCTCTGTAAGTGCCAAGACGTTAATGGCTCCAGATGACATGTTTAAGACCTTTGGTGTTCGTCCATACTGGTATCCACCTTACAAGAATAAATATGGTATCAGACGCCTAACAGTAGAGACTTCCTATCTTGCAGTAAATGGTACTCCTAGTGGGGGAGGAACAGGTGCTACAGGAGCAGGTGGAACAGGTACAGGAGCTGGTGGTGCACCTCTTAATCCTGACCCTCCTGGTACGGGTGGTAATACTGGAGGTACTCCAGGAACTGGTAATCCTACCAACCCTACTCCAGACCCTAGCCAACCAAATGCTGGTAATGGTAGCCAAACAGTGACAAATGAGGATGGTTCAACAGGCACTAGTCCTACCAATGGTAACGGTACAGGTTCTGTAGACCTTATGAAAGGTCTAATGGAAGACCTATACAATTGGAATATTCTTAATAATCACTTTTATAGCGGAAACATGATTGTAAAAGGAAGTAATAAATACAAGATTGGAACAAGATTGGTATATAAATCAATAGAGGATAACTCTACTATAGAATACTACATCAAGTCAGTTACTCACAGTTTTACTGTTTTTGGTGGGTGGACAACCACTCTAGGGTTAATTAGGGGATGTGAACCTACTAAACGCTTTATAGCTCCAGTAGGTAAGTTCGAACAGTATGAAGGGCATGGCTTCTTAGGAGACAACAGTACCATTGCAGAGCAAAAAGCTAGTGGAGGTTTACCAACTATTAATGACTTATGGAACCAGATATTTGGTGGTATGATGGGTGGCGGAGGTCTATTAGGTAATATTGGGCTAGGAATAGGAGCAGGTGCTGGTATAGACGGTAATGCTGCACAGAAGGTAGTAGCAGGTGCTCAAAGCATACTGCAAAATGGTGTTAATGGTGTAAGAGTTCGCTATACATTTGGTGGTGGAAACCCTGCATCTGGTGCCCTAGACTGTTCATCCTTTACTCAATATGTCTACAAGACTTATGCAGGCATAGACATCGGCAGGGTTACTGGAGAACAAGTTAAGAAGGGGGTAGAGGTGCCTAAAGCTCAACTACAGCCAGGTGACTTAGTATTCTTCAAGAATACCTATAATAGTGGATATATCTATGGAGTTTCCCACGTAGGTATCTATGTAGGTGGTGGTAACTTTATTGAGAACTCTAGTTCCAAGTCGGTAACTCTAACTGCTCTAAGTAATTCTTATGCTACTGCTCACTGGTTGATGGGTAGACGTGTTCTAACTACTACTGGTAGTAGTGGTACCGGTGGTAGTGGTAATGGAGGTCACGGTAATGGTCAGCTAGCAGGGGGTTCAGGGGGTACTAAGTTTATAGCAACTGTATATAGCTCACCGAACATAGATAACTATTCTCCTAATACTACTACTGCTGTAGGAGCACCTACTGTAGAAGGAGAAACTATTGCAGTTGACCCTAAAGTAATCCCTCTACACAGTAGGGTTCAGATTACTTGTCCTTCTTATCCATCTATCAATGGTACCTACACTGCACAAGATACAGGGAGTGCAATCAAAGGTAACCGCATAGATATCTACTGGGAAGGTAGACCTCCTAGAAATGCAGCAGCAGTTAAGAAGGCTATGAATGACTTTGGTAAGAAGGAAATCTTCGTTAAGGTAGTAAGATATGGGAAAGGGTGATTGCTATGCAATTTCAACCACATCTTGGTAGGGAGTTTAAAGATAACTATAAGCCACAGGACAGACTTAACTTTATGTCCTTGGCTAAGGTTATCAAGGTTCACCATAAGCATTACACCGCAGATGTGCAGTTAGTCAAGACTAATGATACTATACGTTCCAGTGAAGAATCTGAAGGTAAGTATAGTGCTAAGATACTTACACAGGGTGCTCACTTTGATGATGCAACAATAGGAACTTCTGGTGTCATGTACCCTATCCGAGAAGGACAACTAGTAGTAGTTGCCTTCTTAGATGGAGTATACACACAACCAATTATCATTGGTAGTATCCACAATAACAAGATGGATGAGTTCAATATCCTTCCTAACCGATATCCTCTAAGACCTGACAGCTCCCTAGAGGATATGAGGGAGACTATGAAGTACTTAAATGTACATCCTTCTCAGTTCTACACAATGATTGATGGTATAGGAGCAGTAGAGATGTCCCATCCATCTAAGACGTTCCTAAAGATTGACCCCGATATATACAGTGAACTATCAGATGAGCATGGGGGCTTTGACCATCAGAACTTAACAGAACGTGACCCTATGACTTATAGACCTCGTTCTGCTAAGACAGAGAATACTGCATACCCTGTCAAGATGCTCTTTAACTATAGGACTAGCTTTGAGGATGACCAGACTAACTGGACTAAGTTCTTCCTAAACAATGATGGCATGTTCAGGATAACTAGGGATACTAATGATGAAGCCATTACCTATCAAGAGCTAGGAGCTAGGGGAGAATACAAAGTACGTAGACAGTTAGATAGCTCTAAGCATGGTGAAGGTAAAGACTTTGTAGAGTTGGTTATTGAGGAAACTGGTAGAACTGTTATCAAGAGGTCTGTAGATGGCAATGAGGCTATGATAGAGATAAGTGAGCTAGGAGACATAGCACTAGAGAATTCTACAGACACTTATGTTAGGGTAACCGTTGATGGGGATATTAATTTACGAGCAGACGGAGAACTCAATATCACAACGGAGAACGGTAGAGCTTTTCCAGTATTGGTTTCTAGCGAAGAACCAGCAAACCCAAAAGACGGGTTGGTTTGGTTAGACACAAGCATTCCAACGGAGGTGCCTAAGCCATGAATGCACAAAACGATGGGAAGAACAGATTAAGACGTATGGAGTTCATCTTCAATGGTCAATCATTCAAACTAGCCTTAAACCCAGAGGAATACGAGCAGTCACAACCTAGTAGGGTAACAATTACTCAAACTAAAGGTGGTGCTTGGGTAGATGACTGGGGTGCTGGTATTGCAAATATAAGTATGAAGGGTACTACTGGTTGGAAGAACGGTACAGGAGACCCTACTAGTGGTTTCAAGAAGTTTAGGGAACTACAAGCTATGGTAGAAGCATACTATACTAAGCTACCTCCTGGAGCTACTATACCAGCAGATAAGGAAATGATATTCCACAACTACACTGATGAACAGCACTATGTAGTGATACCTAAGGTATTTAGACTATTCAGGTCTGTAGCCAGACCATTGTTATATCAATACCAAATAGAGTTAATGTGTCAACGTGATGCAAGTGCCCCTGCTAGTAGAGGTGCTTCAGTTGAAATAAAGCAAGGAAGGGTGCAGTGATGATATGTATGCAACTCCATCAGAAGACTACATCTCTACCAATGTGAACTCTAAGGCTTTAAACTATATATTGGATACTCTGTGTAACATCAGTTCCATACTAGGGGATACTAACGGAAAGATGACAAGAACAACAGCTACAGAGGTTGTTAAGGCTCTAGATATCTCTGCTACAGGTGCTCTGTTATCTAGTACAGAAGTCATTACTGACTTCTCATCCCCTCATCTACCAGAAGAAATGTATGTCCCAGAGGTGTCTTATGACTCTTACTTAACTTATACTTATGCTAAATCAGGGGATTTAGATTATGTACTGACTATAGTAGACAATTGGGAGATATCAAGCCCTCTATTAGTTCTTACTAGAGAACCTCATGTTCCAGCCTATGTTGCTATACGAGGTTTATATTTAGAGACCTTCACAGTATATAAACAGGCTGTAGAGCTGAAAACACTAGATACTATACAAACAGATAGGCTAATTACTAATTGTAAAGTGGTAGCCTCTTATGTAGCAAAACAAGGAAAAGTGAACTACGACTTGTTAGAGGTACTGAAGAATCTGAGGGTATCCCTTATGTATCTTAGACACTATTCATATTTATTGAAAGAAGAAGGTGGTATCTAATGAAGTATCGTAAGTACCTAGTTAAGCATGGTGACACCATACAAATGATAGCACAGAATGAGCTAGGAGACGCTGCTTTATGGTTAGACCTAGCCCTTCTTAATGATTTAGCCTACCCTTTCGTTGACACTATACCTAGTAAAGGAGTAGTAATTCCTGGAGATTACTTATCCATCCCTATGGGTGAGGGGGTTGACTCTGATCCTAGCCTAGTGTATGGTCAAGACCTTCTTCTAACTACTGACAAGTTCTCTCTAACAAATGGTACTAACGGTGACTTAATAGAGTCCAATGGGGACTTTTCCATAATAGATGGAGTGCAAACCCTGAAGCAGGATTTATTCCACAGATTACTCACTCCTCTGGGTACTCTACCTTATCACCCTGACTTTGGTAGTAATATTCCTATGCTGATAGGTGAAGTTAGAACAGATGAGTGGAGAGTCAAGATAGGCATAGAAGTATCTAGGACTTTCAGAAGTGATGCTAGAGTAATAGATGTTACTAATATGGTTGTAGAGCCTATTGATAATGGAGTAACTATAGAATGTGACATCATCACAGATGTAGGAGAAACTAGATTAAAAGGCACCATATAGGAGGTGGACAGAATGAAAATAAAGACTCTGAAAGAGATAGTGTCAGATATGGCAGGGTATATGGTAACTGCTGGTAGTAAGATAACTAACTTCAATCCAGGTTCAGTTGTACGTACTCTATTTGAGGCAGTAGCTACAGAGATAGAGCAACTGTATTTTAAGATGAAGAAAGGACACTCTGAAGCTATAGAAGGCTCTTTGTACACTAGCTTTGGGTTTAGTAAGACACCTGCGGTAAAGTCCGTTGGTCTCCTAACTCTAGAGTTTAAAGCTCCCTTGAGTCTAGTGTTTACTATAAGCAAAGGTCATACATTCTACACCGTCCCTGTAAAGGGTAAGGTAATCTACTTTGAATGTTTGGAAGACAAGACAGTACCTATTGGAGAAGTTTCTGTAGATGTTAAAGTACAGTGTACAGAAGCAGGGGAGATTGGTAACGTTCCTCCTTTATCTATCCGTAGTGTTATGTCTCCATTGCCAATGGTAGAACGCATGTATAATTTATCACCTTTCCATACTGGTCTACCTGAAGAGACAACAGAACAACGTAAGAAGAGATTCAGTACCTTCATTGGTACTTTACAGAGAGGTACGGTTGACTCTATAAAGTATGGTGTATCCCAAATACCTGACGTTGCTGGGGTTAATGTAAAAGAGGATGTGGGTCTTATTTATATTTATATGCATGATGCACAAGGTCAGTTACCAGACACACTAAAAACACAGGTGGAGAACATTCTTCCTAATTATAAGTGCGGAGGTATAAAACCTATAGTATCTAAAGTTAATATTAAGCAGGTAGATATTGACATCAAGATTACTCTGGAGAATGGGTTCGATAAAGGCACCTACGCCTTAATCACATACAATTCTGTAAGCACTTTCTTAGAGAAGTATACAGTTGGTAAAAGCTTACTAAGGGCAGAACTAGTTAGGTTCATAATGAACTTGGACTATAATGCTATAATGAACGTAAATCTTAATATTGACAAAGACATTATTGCACAGGATAATGAACTAGTAAGACCTGGTAAGATCACTATAAACATAGAGTAGGAGTGGTTTACATGGGATTCATCAGTAAGCTAGCTTCCTTCTTCAATAGAAAGTCTACAGGAGAGCTAGGTAACTTAGCAGGTGCTTGGCAAAAGTCTCTTGATAAGGCTGAAACAGACCTAAATGAACTAGAACTCCAGTATATTATAGACACTGCTACTGGAGAGTGGCTAGAGGAATGGGGTTCTTGGTTCGAGGTTAGTAGGAAGCTTAATGAGACAGATATAAGCTATAGAAAACGTATTAAGCTAAAGATGACTAGAGCTAAAAGTACTATTCCAGCACTGGTAGCAGCTGTTAAGGAAGCTATGGGAGAGGATACAATTGTGGTGCCTTATGAGACTTACAAGGATTTGTTTATACACAATATATCTCCTCTAAGTGGAACACATAAGTTACAGGATGCTGAGTACACTAGGCTTGCAGTGGTGGTATTGAGGATTAATAAACAGTTGACACCTGAAGCTGACCTATTAATCCGTAGTGTTAAAGGTGGAGGTATAAAGCTTATAATAGAGTATGTATCCAATCTAAAACCATAGACTCAATCATACCCTGTACCACAATATGTGGGCAGGGTTATTCTATTAGAAATTAGAATAGTAGAACTCAACGAAAAGGAGATGAAAACCTTATGATTAACAAAGAAGCTCCTTACTATGATGATTTCGACCCAGCCAAAAGGTATAGCAAAATATCTTTTGTACCAGGTAGAGTAGCTCAAGCACGTGAATTTACTCAAATGCAGACAGCCATATATGAGTATCTTAAACGTGTATCTGATACTCTGTATAGAGACGGTTCTGTAGTGTCTGGAATGGGATGGACTCTGACTAGTAATACTGTAAAAGTTGATGCAGGTAAAGTATACCTTAAAGGTGTGGTTCACCTATTTGATGCTCAAGAGATAGCTATCACTAAAAAGGGTAAAGAGGTTGTAGGCGTTAAGCTAAAGGAAGAGATAATCACAGAAGACAAAGATGTATCTCTTACAGACCCCGCTCTTAATATGGGTAACTATGGTCAACCAGGTGCTCACAGGGTTAAGTCTACTCCTATCTTAGTTATTAATGATGCTGATGCTTCTTCTATCTATGAGTTTAATGATGGAGAACTACAGTTAGAGATGGCAAGACCTCAATTTGATAGTGGATTAATGGATATGTTAGCTAAACGTACTAGAGACACTAATGGTAACTACCGAGTGATTGGCTTAGATTTAAGTGCTGAAGAGCATGATGCCAATAACATGAGAATCATTGTAGAAGCAGGTACAGCTTATATAATGGGTTATGAAGTTATTAAGGTAACCCCTGTTAAGAAAGTTGTATCTAAGGCTCTAGATACTCGCATAGTACAAAATGAGCCACAAATATATCTAGGAAACCAAGATAAGTACCCACTTAATAATGCTCCTGCCAAACGTATAGACCGTGTATCAGGAGAAGTTCAGATAACAGAGAATGTTACAAGAGGTACTACAATCAAAGGTCAAGACCCTCTTAGTAAGACTCCAGTATCCGACATTGTGTCTATCACAGGTTACACTAAAGGAGCAGATTACAAACTAGTGGGTAACAGTGTAGACTGGAATGGTAGTGTAGGTAGTAAAGAGCCTTCTACTGGTTCTACTTATTCTGTCACGTATAAGTACAGAAAGAACTTTGTCAATGCTACCGACTATAAGCTAATTACTATCACTGATGGGTGGGGAGTAACTAAGGACTATATCCAATGGCTTGCAGGAGATAAACCAGTCAACAATACACAAGTTAACCTTGACTACCAATTCTATCTACCTCGTGCTGATTTAGTGTCTATTGATCGCTATGGTAATGTAATAGTGACTCAAGGTCAGAGTGATGTAGAGTCAAACGTAGTAGCCCCACAACCATCAAGTGATGAACAGCTAGTCCTTGGTGCAGTTTATATAAACCCTGGACCAAATAATAAGACTGCTAGGACTAAATTCAATGCAATAACAAGGATGGAAATGGGAGAGATTCAACGTCTGGCTAGACGTGTTGATGATTTGGAGTATAACCAAGCAATAACAGCACTTGACCGTGATGCAATGGCTGGAGAACTACCTTCAGACTTAAAAGGTATATTCTCTGATAGCTTCAGGTCTGTTACACGTGGTGACTTATCACATCCAAACTTCAATATTATGTACTCATTGGAAGACGGAGTAATCATGTTACCTACAGATACAACTAAAGACATCAAGCCAAATATCAATATGGACTTGTCTAATATCAAGTCATTTGGTCGTCTAATAGGTGCTCCTATGACTGAAGTGGTTGGTGTTGAACAACCATATGCAACACAGTCAATGCTAGTCAATCCGTACTTATCCTTCAATGTATTCTCTAGCTTGAAGCTAACACCTGCATCAGACAACTGGGTAGATGAAAGCTATATCAAGATTGAGAACACTGAGTATAGTGTACGTAACTTCTATCGTTGGTGGGGACATCCCGATTTAACTCCTTGGGTACAAGACTTACTAGACCTGAAGATGGATGATGGAAGAACAGTAGGTGAGTGGAGACCACCTTGGTCTCCAGGTGAGACAGTAGATACATCACCTAGAACAACTGTATCCCAGACAGAGAAATCTCGTAGTATACTAGAAGATGCTATCACTATTATGAGACAGATTGATGTAGAAATCTTCTGTGAGAACCTACAGCCTACAGCAGATAACTTAGAGCTTACGTTCGATGGAGTGCGTGTACCACTTACTGGTATCAAGGGTACATCCACTGGTGCAAATCCTGGTACAGTTAGAGCTAATAGTTCTGGTCAAGTATGGGCTAAGTTCACAATACCTGCGGGTATTAAAACTGGTACACGAGAGGTTATCTTACGAAATGGTACTAACTCTGCGGTGGCTTCATTCACGTCTATAGGAACTAAGAGAACAGTTACGGATACTATCCTAACTAAACGTATTACTCTAGTACCTGTCGATCCACTAGCACAGACATTTGAATTCGATAGAGATACTATGTTAACTTCTGTAGGGGTTTACTTCTCTGCGAAGCATGATACTAAGCCTTGTACAGTACAGATTCGTAACGTAGTCAATGGATACCCAAGTAACGTTATCTATGCTGAGAAGGTTCTACAACCTTCTGATATTAAGACTAGCTCTAATGCTGTTGCTGAAACTAAGATTACATTCGATGACCCTGTAATGTGCCAAGCTAATATCCAGTACTGTATAGTAGTCTTGTCTGACAATGACAAACACTCTATGTGGGTGTGTGACTTAGGTCAGAAAGATGTTACTACTGGGGTACAGGTTACTCAACAGCCTTATCTGATTGGTATGCTATTCAGCTCTAAGAATGCTAAGACATGGACAGCTCATCAGTCTATGAACTTAAAGTTCAAGGTATATAAAGCTGAGTTCCAGCCTACAGGGGTAATTGAATTTGACCCTATTTCTAACTTAGGAGCAGACCGCTTAGTATTACTTGCAGACTATTTAGTTCCTGCTAATACTGGTTGTGTATGGGAAGTCAGTCTGGATGATGGCATGTATGTCCCATTAGCAAACTATGAGCCACATGACTTATCTCAGATTGTTAGTAAGGTTAAATTAAAAGCTACCTTCAAGTCTGAAAAGAATATGTCTCCACTGATGTCTAAGGATAGCTTCACCTTAGTAGGATTCATGTCAGGTAAGACAGGTTCATATCTAGGACGTACAGTAGAAGGAGAACAAATTTACACTACTGTTAAGCAAACTTATGATGCTCACCTACCTGCTGGCTGTACAGTTACACCACAGTTCAGCTATGATAATGGTGCTACATGGATAACTCCTCCATTAGTGAGTAGTCAACAGGTATCCTCCGATTACATTAGATATAACCATGAAGTAGCTGTACCAGCTAATAAGAATGCTAAGAAGTTCAAAGCACGCTTAAATCTATCCACACCTAATGCAGTAATTAGACCTACTGCTAGAAGGTTCATTAATATTATGAAGTAATGAGTTTGGGCAGGTATATTATACCTGTCCATTCTTTATGCACTTTTAAATTTACAGGAAGGGGATGTTGGTATGCCAGAAATGAAGGTACTTGAGAGTGGGGGTATAATATTCGTCCCTACGGTAGAGGAACAAAAAGTAATAGACATGAAAACCCAAGCACAGAAAGACCTAGAAGAAGCTCAAATAATAAAGACCCAAGCACAACAAGAGCTATTCGAGGTCAGGCAAATAAAAGAGGAAATAGAGGTGATACACAGAAGAGCAGAGAAGGTATTACAAGACTTAAAGGAGATGAGACGAAATGGCTAGTATGAAGGTCAGATTAGGTGGTAAGTGGGTTACTGTAGCAGGTAGTGGTGGAGTGTCTCAAGAAGACTTACAGCAGGTAGTAAATGAAGCCAATGATTATGCTAATCGTCTAAAGGACTTAATAGATGATGACATCAAGGCTATGGAAGATAGCATGACTGGATTAGAAAATAATATCAACGGTGCCTTCTCTGATGGTATCATTACCAAGACTGAGGCTAGACGTATCCAGTCTTATATCAATACTTTACAGACTAATAAAGCCCGTTTTGATAAAGAATATGAGAGCCTTATATCTAATGAATACATGAATGAAAACGATAAGCAAGGTTTACTCTCTGCTAAGGCTAGTCATGATGAGAAGTTCCTTTTATTAATCAAGGCTATAAATGACGCTATAGAGGATGGAATAGCTACTCCAGAGGAATCCAGGCATGTTAATGAGAGCTTTACTAACTATAATAATGCAGCTGCTGTACTTACTTCTGCTATATATGAAGCAATTGATGATATTGCAACTAACAAAACAGGAAAAGCCTTAGAAGAAGCTAAGACGTTTGCTAGCCAAGCAGCAGAGGGTGTTAAGACTATACTAAATGCTGAGGTAGATGGTGTTAAGAAGTCAATGACTGACCTAGATGAGGAGATTAAGGGTGCATTCCGTGATGGAATCATACAGGAAAATGAACTTTCTACTATTAAGGCTTATTTAAATACCCTTGACACTTCTAAACAGGGCTTGGATAAAAGATATGAGTCTACATATAACAATGTTGACTTACCAGCTCAAAATAAAACTAATCTTAATACTGTTAAGATAGATTATGATCGTTCATACAATGCATTAATCAATACTATCAATGATGCTATTGCTGACCAGTTGGGCACTCCAGAAGAGCAAGAACTTATCAATGCCAAGTTTAAAGATTACAACCAAAAACTTGCACTATTGACAACTCAATTAGAACTTGCAATTGAAGCAATTTCTAAGACTAAATCTTCTAGAGCGGAAAAGAATGCAAAAGAGTATTCCGACCAAATGAAAGGTGAAATTGCAAAGGACATTAAAGGGGTAGAAGATGCTAATACTGCATTGAAAGAGGAAATCCATACTAGCTTCAAGGATGGAATCATAGATGCAAGTGAAGCACAGAAAATTAAGTCTTATATAAACTTATTGGATAACAATAAGAAAGCTTTAGTGGAAAGATATAATGAGTTGTCTAACAACACATTCATTTCTCCTATTGCTAAGACAACTTTAATCACTAAAAAGGCTTTATTTGATGCTAAGTATGGTTTACTTATCAGTGAGATTAACAATGCAATAGCTGATGGGGTGACTACTGCAACTGAATCTCAAGCCGTAGACTCTGCATTCAGTGTTTACAATGATGCAGTTAAAGAGTTTACAAACGCTATGGAGAAGGCAGCAGATAGCATTGCACAGGGTAAGGCTAATGCGGCAGAGTTTAACGCTAACGAGTATGCAGATGAGGCTAGTAATCGTCTAGATATGATTAAAGTTCGTTATATCAAAAATACTATTACTGGCAACTCTGTAAATGCCTATAAGCACTGGACTGAAATCAAGGCTATCGTGAAGGGTGTGAACGTTGCCACTTCTGGTATCGTTACAGGTAGCCCTGGCGTTACAAACCTTGGGGTGGTTAATAATGATAAAGTGGATGACCAGTTTGCAGAAGACCGTACAGCAGGAGAGTCATTCGTACAGATTGACTTAGGTTCAGTTAAGGAAGAAATTGAGTACCTACAACTATGGCACTTCTATCAGGATGCAAGACAGTACAATGGCAACAAAGTAGAGGTATCTGAAGATGGTAAGAAATGGTATACTATGTTCAGCAGTGACAAATCTGGTACGTACAAGGAATCTGCTGATGGATTCATTATCCCTATCAATGCTGGTCGTATCTATAATCACACTATTCAACGTATCTCTACTACAGAGACTCAAATCACTAGCATCAACGGTGTGTTAAAAACAGTAGTAAAGAACACTGAATTTGAACAGGGTATGAAGGACTCTAAGGAACATGCAGATGCAGTAGCTCAAGCAGTACGTAGTGAGCTGTCTAACTTCTCTAATCTGATTACTACTCGTATTGATGGTATTGAAGACCAAGTGGATGGTAATATCACTACATGGTTTTTATCTGGGGTACCTACCCTTACTAACAAACCATCAGTGGACTGGAATACAGAGGCACTAAAAGACATGCATTTAGGTGACCTTTATTACGACTCTGCTACAGGATACTGCTATAGATTCCTGAAAGACAAGCTAATATATGCATGGGCTAAGATAACAGACTCTGACATTACTGAAGCTATACAAAAAGCAGCTAAGGCTCAAGATACTGCTGATGGTAAGAGACGAGTGTTCGTTGTTCAACCTATCCCTCCATATGACCCAGGTGATTTATGGGCACAAGGTTCTGGTGGAGACCTAATGCGCTGTAATGTTGCTAAGGGTGAAGGTGCGTTATATAATGCTGGAGACTGGGGTAAGGCTTCCAAATATGTAGACCAAAAAGCAGTAGATGATACCCTAAATCCATTTGTGACTAGGTTAGAGACTGCGGAATCTACAGTTACCCAAACTGCTAGGGAAGTAGGTAACCGTGTTAAGATTGATACGTACAACCAAGAGATTACCAACATCAATACTAACATTGGTAACATTGACTCTGCACAGAAAGGTACATCAGACAAGCTAGATAAATTGTCTATAGGTGGACGTAACCTACTAAAGAACAGTGGTAACTTTGTTACTGTTGACAACTGGACATCTGGGGGTACCTCTACAGCTACCCTCATGCTAGACAAAGATGACCTTAAAATCAGTAAGGTAGGTCTAACTGCTGGAGTTCACATCATTAATCCTAGTTTACAACGTATTGAGTGGGATGCCTCTAAGGACTATATTATCACCATTAGAGCTAAAGGGTCTGCTTCCTTTGACCTTAATGCAGGTATTACAGGTGACAACGGAGCGAATGCAGTCTTCCCATTCGCTTCATTTGGTAATGTAACTACTGCATATAAAGAGTTCACTGTGGTATTCAAGCCTAAGGTAACTGGAATCGCTGACTTCCGTATCTCAACTACTCCAATCCCTAATGGAGGAGCTTTATGGATTGACTGGATTAAGGTGGAAGGAGGTAACAAGCCTACCGCTTGGTCACCAGCACCAGAGGACTTAACAGACTATGCAGACATATCTGTAAGCCAAATATTAGATGCTTCATTTGAAAGAGGACTAAGATTCTGGAGTGCCTATAATGCTACTATTGATGTAGGAGCACCTTTACAAAGTGGAGTAACTTATAAGACCTCTTCTGACAGTATCACTGGTAGAACTGCTTTACAAATATCCGATGCAGAAGGTTGGATATACTCTGCTAACGCTATCCCCGTAGACACAAGCCGAGTATATCGTGTTCGCTTCCGTGTTAAGAAAACACGTGATGTTGATACTGGCGGTACTAACGTGTATGCAGGGGTTGCTACTTATGATAAGAACGGTGTGCTTCAAAGTACAGCTCCTGGTAACCACAGATATTGTGCAGCATCAGGAAAACCATTAAAAGTAGCTGATGGGTGGCAGGTATTCGAAGGATATATTACTGGTGAGGGTAATGTAACTCATAATCAATTTAGACCAGGTACAGCATATGTAAAACCTATGTTTGTAGTAGACTATGCTAAAGGAACTGGCGGTATCAATATAATTGACCTTATGGACTTTGAAGACGTTACTGCACAGATTAAAGCACAGGATTACTCTACAGGTAAAATAGATGAAGCTAAAAAGGCACAAGAAGAATACGCTAAAGCACAGGCAGAAGCAGCTAAGACACTAGCTAATGCCTATGCAGATGGCAAGATTACTCTTGAAGAGCAACGTGCGATAGACGATGCTAATACAAAGCTAGCCCAAGCTAAGGCACATGCAGAACAGAAGGCAAAAGAGGCACAGGATGCAGCACAGGGCTATGTGGATGGCATTGAGATAGGTGGTACTAATACTTTAAAGAATGCTGGCTTTAAAGATAGCACAAACAACTGGACTGTTCATTATTCTGGGGTATCCATAGACCCTGCTAAAGAATTTGAAGGCTACCCAACAATGGTCAGTAACCAGACAGGTCTCGTGGATAATCAATGGAGGGGCTTCAACAGTATACCACAAAGATACCCTTGTAGACAAGGTGATAAATTTGTAGCTAGTGTCTATACTTACACTGAAAATCGTACAGGTGTAGACCAAGATGCAGTAATGGAATTGAGCTTCTATGATGCTAACAATAATAGACTAGCAGGTTATCCTATTTTGTCTATTCTACCAAAAGCTAATGTTTCATGGGAGAGATTTACTTTAAACGCAGTAGCTCCTGCCAATGCAGTGTATGTGACTGTATACTGCTATGTTAGAAGAAATGGTAAAGTGTGGTTCGCTAAACCTCAGTTAGAAAGAGGTACTAAAGCTACTGCATGGGGGCTTGCCCCAGAGGACTTAGTGGATGCTATTGGAAAGATTAAGGTTGGTGGAAAGAACCTACTGATAGGAGGGGAGTCTCTACTTATCAACTCCAACAATGTTTCTGTATACCCTATAACTGTTACTAAGATGACTGAAGGGGCTGTTAGCTTTAATCGTGTTAAGAACTCTAAGACAGGAACAGATGTTAATACAATAAGTGTGTATAATACAATACCGTTTAATACTATCTCTGACAATCTTGCAGGTAAGCAAGTTACCTTTTCTCACCAAGTCCGTGCATCTAAAGCAATAGAGGGTATTGTAATGCATGAGTTGTATGGTACTTCTACATTGAAGTTACCTGCTTCTAATACTAAGTTTGCAGTAACTACCGACTGGCAGACTCTATCAGTTACAGTAGATTTACCTAGTAACCTTAGTGGGTACACTGGTGTGAGGTTCTTACTATCTGTATTCTCTAACATGGTAGACCAATACGTAGATTATAGACCTATCAAGATTGAATTCGGTAATAAAGCTACAGACTGGACACCTGCACCTGAAGATGTAAACAAGCTTATATCTGATGTAGATACAAAAGCCCAGAATGTTACTGGTAGAGTGGACGATATGTCAGCAGATGGAAGGCTAACACCCATAGAGAAGCAGGATGCTAGAACTGATTGGGATATCATTGCTGGGGAGTATAATAACTTCTATACTCAAGCGGATGCTTTCAAGATTACTACAGAGAAAGCTACTTACAAGACCAGATATGATGAGCTTAACACTTATCTTACTCCTTTGTTTGCTAAAATGAATGAGACATCTGATATTGTAAGAACTGACTATAGACTGAAGTTCAAGAACTATTTTGAAGCTAAGTCTGCACTAGCAAAAGCTATCTCTTATGCATCTAAGTCTCAGATTGATAACATCTCTATAGGAGGAAGGAACTTAGTAATAGGTACTAGTGGAATACTCCTCGACCAAACCTCAGCTAGTATAGGGGGGGCAGAGCAAGGTAGAAAGAATCTAGTTGTATCAGATTCATTTCTTATGAGTAAGGGTAAAGAAATTACCTTCTCTGCTGATGCTTGGGCTAGTGGTCTGGACTATGGTACTACTAACTCTTGGGTTGGTGCTGAGATTAAGATAGACTTTGTTGATGGTTCTGCTTCCCAGTACATCAATATTAGAAATAATACCTTACCAAAAGGTACTTATGACTGGGCTAGGTTCTCTGTCACATCAGTTATAAATGATAAACCTATTAAATCCGCTATACTCTATCTTCTAGCTAGAGATTTTAAAGGTTCTATCAAGATGCGTAACCTAAAAATAGAGCTAGGTAACCGCCCTACAGACTGGACTCCTGCACCAGAGGATATAGACCAGTTGATAACTGACCTAGATTCTAAGGCAACTACTCTTCAAAATAACGTGGATGCCATGTCTGATGACAATTTGCTTACTCCTAGTGAGAAGTCCTTATTGAAAAAGGACTGGGATTCTATCGTTGGTGAGTACCCTACAATATCTGCCCAAGCAGATGCATTTGGGGCTACTGCGGAGAAGAACAACTATACTGCTGCATATACTAACCTTAAAAATCTTATAGAAGCTCCACTTTCAAATGTTACTACTACATCTCCTGTAAACGGTGCTGACATGAGAAACAAGTTTAAGGACTATGCTGACAAGAAATCTAAGCTATTAAGATACCTGTCAGATTCAGCTAAGAGTCAGATAGATGGCATTAATGTTGGTGGACGTAACTTAATCTCTGGTACATCCTTTAAGAATGCTGATGGTTGGACTAGATGGAGTAACCTTGAGACTGTAGGAGTTCGTAATGATGCCTTTAACAACTTTGACTTCCTAGTAACAGAGACTAAGGTAAATGGAGCTAACTCAACCGTACCTACTGGTACAGCCATAGGTATGAGAGGTACTGCACGTCCATTCCCTGTTAAGAAGGATAATCAATATACAGTGTCTATGGTTGTCGCTACTAGTGAGATTGGCAACATGCTTAACTACACATATGTCATGTATAGTGATGGTTCAGGGATTAACCAAAGAATACCAGACATCAAGGTTGATAGCTTCCCTAAATACAGCCCTATAGCTTCTGGGTCAGCAACTTACTTCTATAAAGTGTCCTTTACTTTCACAGCTAGTAAGGATGATAAGATAGCCCACCTATTAATAGGTGGATTAGCAGCTAGAGATTTGCCTACTGCTGCTAATAATGCATATGCTTGGATTCGTGTAGCATATCTTAAAGTAGAAGAAGGAAACAGACCTACTGCATGGACACCATCCTTTGAGGATATATTTGGTGACATTAAGTCAGCAGATGACAAGGCACAGGCAGTACAGAACTCCGTAAACGATATGTCTGCGGATAACAAAATTACTGCCCTAGAAAAGCACCAAGCAAGTAAGGACTGGGAAGGTGTTAAAGCGGAGTATCCTATAGTAGCAGCACAGGCAGATGCATATGGAAAGACTGCTGAAAAGACTGCTTATACCTCTGCTTATACTGCACTGAAAAACTACATCGAACCTATTTTAGCTAAGCTAAATGAGACTTCTGATATAGATGGTGCTAACTATAGAGGATTATGGAAAAACTACTCGGATACTAAGTCTAAGCTATTGAGAGCAGTTACAGATGGTTCTAAGGATGCTATAGACAATATATCTGTTGGTGGCAGAAACTTAATACTAGGCTCTCACAAGGACTTCTCAACAACAGACTATCTAATTAATCAGTACATGCTAGCTGAAAACTGGGTAGCTGGTCAGGAGTATACTTTTGTAATTAAAGGTACGGTTCCAGCAGGTCAGAAGTTTGGTATATGGATGAATGGTGGCTCTAACAACGTTGGGTATGCTACTACTGAATATATCAAAGGTGTAACCTATGTTACATTCAAAGCCCTAGCCACAACTGCTGGTAATGAAAGAATCATAAATCTGTATAACGTCCCAAGCAACACTACCGCATCTACAGTAGATTGGGTTGCATTATATAGAGGTAATAAGCCTATGGATTGGACACCTGCTCCAGAAGAGGTACAGGGTAATATCGATAACATCAGTGTTGGTAGCCGTAACTATCTTGCTAATGGTGACTTCAGCACTCCTATAGTTAATGACCCCAACACTGGGTTTTATGCTAAAGGTGACATCACGGAGATAGTAGACATCTCTACTGAGACTCCACCCCACAAGTTTGCATTACACTGTAAGAATACTGTTGCTAAGAACAATGGTCAAAGTAGTATTCCTATTTTCGAGGGTAGTGCTGCTAACGACCTTCTTGGTAAGGAGATTACAGTCAGTCTGTGGATTAAGTATCAGAACGTAACAAAAGGGGTTAATAGCTGGAATGCTCTACGAGTGGGAGAACTAGTCATAGATTATAAAAGGGCTGATGGGTCTTCTGTATATGGATACCCTTCAGTAGTAGACCAAGTAGCTGGTACAAATATGACTTGGAGGAAGGTTTTCGCTACCTTCAAGGTGTCTCATCCAGAAGCTAAGAGTGTCAACAAGATTTCCTTTAAGGCTATGCTAGAGGGTTGTACAGGAGAGTTCTGGGTTACTGGTCAGAAAGTAGAGGTTGGTAATAAGGTTACTGACTGGACACCGATGCCTGAAGAAGTTAATAATGTTATCTCTACCATCACAACTCGCGTTGGCTCTGTAGAGGCTACTACCCAAAACTTAGGTAATGAGCTACGTAATAAAGTTAATAGCACCGATGTGTTTACTCAGCAAGAGGTACTATCTAAACTTGCTGAAGGTGAAATCTATCTAAGAGGTACTGGTCTAAACCATGGAGGAAACCGAGTACTAAAGGTAAATGGAGCCACTAAATATGACAGTAATGCTACTCGTGGTTTGCGTTTACTGACTTTGAGTAGGGCAAACCTAGCAACAGTAGAGGACATTAACTATGATGTATATGCAAGTGATGCTCAACAGATTGCCCTATCTGATAAGCTGAAATCCTTAGGTAATAACGTCTTGGTCACTCTTACATCTTATGATGCGATTAACATGACTA